AGCATTAACATTGGTATAAAGAATACGTTGACCACCTGGCGTTGTACCATCCATAATGTATACATAATCTGTTGTTTCATCAATGACCAATTCACCATTGTGTCCAACAAGATTACCAATTGCAAGAGGACTAATCTTACCAAAATAACGACGCAGTGCCATGCTTATATCCTAATATCTTATATTTACCATAAAAGTATTGTTTAAGAACCCATAACAAATCTGCATATCAGGTATTTCTACACTGCAGTAAAATAAATATTGCACTGCAATAAATATATGCGTATAATGCATATCAATTGGAGAAATTAAATGAATACCCTTGTTAAAATCATAGCTAAAAAGATAGAAAACTATAACAGATATCGTCGCACAGTTGTTGAGTTAAGCAATCTTACAAACCGTGATCTTGCTGATATCGGTATTGCACGTTGTGACATTCCACGTATTGCTGCTGGTTTTGTTAATCGTTAATTTTTTTTTAAAAATTAAAAAATAAAAAAGCCCCTGAAAAGGGGCTTTTTCTTTTTCTGTATTCCGTAAATCTTACTGGAATGAAAGGTTGCTTACGTTGATTTCACTTAGGTAGTCAGCTGCGTTACCGAAGCTGCTTGCTACGTTAGTGAGTTCTACATAACCATAACGAGTCATGAAGCCAACTACTGGTTCGAATGTAGTTGGATCAAGGATAACACCACTGCTCATTAGAGGAATATATGGGCAATAGAACGCAGCAGCATCTGCTTCGCTTGTACCCTTATAACCAACTAGAACAGGAATAGTATCATCTGCATATGAGTCAACATAAATGCGCATTGCACCGTTGAGAGTGCCAACGAACTTAGTGTTTGTTGGAGCTTCAAAAGCACCTTCAGTAGTACGAGCAAATGCTGAAGTAGTTGCAGACTGAAGAACAGTCAATGCAGCACTCGAAACAACAGCCCAGTTACCTGCACCACGACGAGTGCGTTGTGCAATAAGGTTAGCAGCACGGTTGATAAGAACAGCTAGAGCAGCATGTTCGTCACCAACGAATGTTGCAGTACCAGAAACAGTAGCTTGGTTGAAAGTAAATTCTTGTGCAGCTAATGAACGTAGGCTGTATAGAATTTCCTGATCAATTTCAGCAGTGATTTCTTGTGCAAGAGCAGCCATGATTTCTGCTTCAATGTCAAGACCATGCATAGCCTGTGCGTCTTGCGCAGCTTCAAAAGTCCAGCGTGCGCTTAACTTACGAGTCTTTGCTTCAACAGGTTGCTTTAGGATTTGAACATTGAGCTTACGACCTGGTGTACCTTCCATAGCAGCAGTGAAACCAGCCTTACCGTCAGTGCTGCTAACACCTGGTGCAGTTCCAGAATAACCACTTGCAATCTTAAATGGTGAAAGTGCTTCATCATTTAGGTTTACGTCAGTACCAGCTTGACCGCTTGCAGATGATGTAAATGTTTCAGCATAACGAACACGTAGAGTGTGAATCTGTGCAACAGGTCCAGTCATTGGCTGAACACCAACGATTTCGTTTGCAATAACAGTAGGCATAACACGACGGATAACAGGTAGAATAACACGGTTAAGTGTTGCAATGTTACCAGAAGCAGTTCCACCTGCTGTTGCGCTTTCACTAAGATACCTTTTAGTATTTTCGAGCACCATGCTCATTGTTGTACGACGATTACCGCTTAGACCTTCCAACAGGGCTGTCTTGGTTTCGTCCCAACGACTTTCAATTAATTCTTGTGACATAGGGTCTTCTCCAATTTAAATTTATCACTTTAGACCAGCAAGACGCTTCATTTCAATAATGTTTGAAGATTCTTTCTGTTCTGTTTTAACAGCACGATCACCTGTAACTTCTTTCTTGCTCTCAACGATAGTTTGCTTTGTAGCATCCATCTTTGGAGTGTTGCCTTCCATTACTGGGTTTAAGTACTTTTTGTATGCTGCGTCTAGTTTATCTGTTGGTACTGATTCCAGCAGTTGTGACATCACAGCGGCTTTGTCCTTGCTAAGTGGTCCTAGCAATTCATTGAGCTTTCCGTTACGAGCAATTGATTCATTGATTTTACGGATTTCTACTTCTTTTGCCTTAACTTCAGTCAACGCACGTTCTTGAGCATCACGAGCTTCGCTGATTTGACGAGCCATTAACTCAATCTTACCAGTAAGTTTCTTGATGTCTGCACGTTCATTAAGGTAGCTTGCGCCAAACTCAGTAGCAAAGGCTTCAAAAATCTTACGACCGAAGTTATTTTCCTTGGCTTCCTGAATATCTGTTTTGAGTTGATTTAATTCTGTACGTAGATGATTTGTAACTGTACCTTCTACAAGTGCACTTGCTTTCTTAACGAAACTATCACGAAGTGTTTCAAGTTTCTTACGACCTTCGGTTACTACTGCAACCTTGGTGCGAGCAAGATCAGCCTTGTCATGTGCAAATTCTGCAATTTCATTTTGTAGGTTTTCAGCAACGAATGCTTCTAACTTTGAAATTGCCTTATGCATATTGGCACGATCACTACGAAGTTCAGCAACTTCACGAGCAAGTGATTCACTTAAGTAAGAATCAAAATTCTTAGCTTTGTTCATCATTTGTTGTGTGAACTTTACACGGTCTTCGCTAACCATTTCACGTTCGGCACGAATTTTTGACAATTCGTCTGTAAGTGATTCGTTAACCATCTTGTCCAGAGCCTCAACCATATTAGCACGGTCGTGTTCATAACGACTAGCCATTTCTTCACGGATTTCATTACGAATTTCGCCACGAGCTTCTTCAAGTTTTACATTCCATGCTTCTTCAAGTTGCTTGCGGGTATCTTCGTTCAGTAGTCCGCTTTCAAGTAATGGTTTTAGAGCTTCGAACATTAATTTCTCCTGAACTTATATCTTTAATTCAGAGATAAACTTGGCAACTTCGTGTTGCAAGTATTTCTGAACTCGTTGATCTTGATTTAATTCTTTAGCCATTTCCAAGATACGATGACCACCCTTCATATTCATGAGTCCTTCATAGACTGCTGTAGGATAGGCATTTGGTGCACTTGGTTGTGCTACAATATCAACAGTAACGATATCAAAATCGCTTACTGCACCGTCGTTTTCGTTTACATTACCACTTCCACGACTACTTACTCCTAGTTTTACACCACTTTCTAACATGGTGCGAACTAAATTGCCCATTGGTGTAGGCAAAATCTTCATTTTCCCATAACCATTTGGTCCATCTAACCACATTTCTGTAATCATATGACTTACACGGTCAAGGTTAATGCGTAGGTTGGTTGGGTGATCTACTTCACCCAACACACTATAACCTGTCTTAATTTGCTTATTAAGTGTATCAATAGCACGATTAATTTCAGTGATAGGATAAACACGTTGATTAGCGTTCTTCACACCACCTTGGATGCAGATACCCTTAAGATAAAGGTTTTTACCTTCATCGCTATGGGTCATTTCCATTTTTGCTTGATCGTAACTAAGATTTTCAATAAGCAAATTATTCATTACAATTCCTTACTTTGGAAGATTGCTCTTCTTGTTTACGTTTGGACCACCGCCAGTTGCAAACTTGCCTTCTGCACTTTGTGGCTTCTTAGCATTTGAGAAACCTTTCTTACCAGCATCTTGACCTGGTGCATTGAGGAACTTGCCTGAGCCAGCCTTTAGTTCACCACGACCCTTAGTATATTCATTACTTGGAGCCTTGTAAGCCTTGCCATCTGGGTCTTCGTTACGGAAACTTTGTGCAAGATTCTTTGAAGTGCCACCCATGTCGTTCTTGCCAGCAACAACGCTCTTTGGATTTGTTTCACCAGTCTTTACAAATTCACCAGTTCCTGCGCCTACTGGCTTACCATTTGGTGCAGCACCAAACTCGCCTTTGTAGAACTCACCAACCTTTTCAACGTATTCACGAACAACGCCTTCTTCAGCGTGATCTTGATGTTCTGGCTCATTTGCTTCTTGTGACATCAACTTTTCAAACTCAGCCTTGAGTTCGTCAAGCGCATCTTCAAGGTCCATAACACGATCTTCAACATCGCCTTCACCAGCTTCATCATGGTCACCCATGTCCATGTCATCGCTGTCCATGCCCATTTCGTCATCTGAACTGTCCATACCGTCATGATCTGCTTCAATATCTTGCATCATGTCGTCAGTCTGGTCCATGCTCATGTCATCGCCAGCTTCGTCCATGTCATGGTCATAGTTTTCTTCCATGTCTTCGGTTTCTTCAATTTCTTCATCCATTTCTTCTGCAACGATTTCGTTGTAGATATCACGGCTTTTAGATACAACAAGGTTGTGGAATAATTCCTTTGCCTTGTCCTGTTCATCATTAATGATGTATTCAATAAGTTGTTCGTACTGACTACGCATATAAAAAACTCCTGTGGAATTATATCCTGTGATTATATTTAAACTATGGATTTAAATAGTGCCTCAAATAGCCTAATTTTACAGTTTTTTGAAATATTTGTGAATTACAAACCTGGTTGACCGCCAGCAGGCGCACCATATTGTTGACGCACTAATTTAATTTTTTCAACAAATTCGACTGTGCGTTGGTCGTTCATCTTACGTAATTGGTTGATTTGAGCAAGTGTTAAACGTGTTTTACGCAAATCATGAATTTTATTCACGCTATCATCACGTGATAAATCTTGAAAGGCTCCATTATCTGCATTAAACATTTCATTCAAAAACATAACTGCTCCACTTTTTATTTAGGTTTATGCACCACCAAGAGCAGCACCAGCAGTTGCACCACCTGCCGCACCGCCACCAGCACCACCTGTTGGGCTTGGAACACCAGCAGCACCAACTTCACCACCAATAGGCGGTGTGCCTGGTCCGCCAAATCCACCACCTTGTTCTGCTGCTTGTATATCGCTTACAGTTTCAAGGTCAGTGCTTATAGCACCAGGCGTAACTCCAACACTACGTAGATCAGAACCTTGGATATCAGTTTTTGGCTGATCTGTGCCACGTTCTTCGTGCCACATTCTATCATTTTCAGCTAATTCCATATCACTTAATCCAAGATATTTCTTTAACATGAAACGTTTTGAAAGGTAATCTGTTTGATTTATTTGTGTAAATGCAGTAATACGAGTTGAATTTAATTCAGTTTCACGGTAAGCAGCGAAGTTCTGTGGTTCAGTGAAACGCAATTCAAATAGACTGTTATCAAGGTTAAAACCTTTATGCTTAAGATACATCTTAAACTCAAGATCAAATTTTGGACTTATATACTTTTGTAATCTCTTGCAGTATTCGTTAAAACGATGCTCTTGAATAAGAGCAGTAGTTACTTTACCATCAGTAAATGCACGGTCACTGTCTTCTGGACCAGTTGGAAGATAGCTACTTGGAATACGAAGTGAACGATACATCTTGTTTTGGAAATAACGCAAATCATCAATTTCACCAAGATTTTGACCTGCAGCTAGTGTAGTAACATCGCTGCCACGACCTTCGGCAGTTACAGGAAAGAAGAAATCTTCGTTCATGCTCATTGGATTATAACTGGCGTCCATTAGATTACTACCACCACCACTTTGTGTAGGAATACGACGTTGATTGATTTCGTTCTTAACACGTTCAACAAATTGCATAGCAAGGTGTGCTGGCATATTACCAACGTCAATCTTAAAGATACGGCGCTCTGGTGCACGACTAATGCGATAGATTAGAATTGCATCTTCTAACAATTCTTTTTGCTTGAATACTTTAAAGATACTTTCAAGAATACTAACGCCAAACGGCCAGCAAACATCCAAACCTTCTGTTAAACTTAAGTGAACAATATGTTCTGCACCGACAGGGAACTCATTATTACCAGCACCAAAACGTGTATTCGGTGAAAATACTTCACCACCTGCTGTATAAGAACGACTACCACCCATATAAGGAGCAAAGGCATAACTGTCATTTGGACCTGGTGGACGTGTAATTGTAGAGTTTTGTAAGTTAGGATTTAGGTCACGAATATAATAAATTTCAGGTTCTTTGCCCTTACTTTCGTTAACAATAACCTTGCTTACACGATTCATTTCAGTCCAGAACCACTTGTAGGTTTCTGGATCACGCACGAATACTTGATCGCCATATTTTAGTGTATTACGGAACATCTTAAAGATACGTTGTTCAAAATCTTGTAGTTTGCACCAAGACTTAAGTTGTTCTTTAAGAATCATGATTTCATTTTCAGTTGCTTCTTCATTAAACTGAATATTAAAAGGAGTTTTAGTTTCTTCACTCATTTGAGTGCAAAACTCTGCTAGAATATCCATTGCACTGTTAGCTTCACTATCTAAATCCATGTTCTCATATTGAGTATAACGGTCAATACGATTAGGGTGACCACTATACACATCTGGTAACATGCTTTGATAGTTACGATATGCTGCGTTTGCTTGAGAACCAAGATAGTTATAGCTGCTATAGTCTGTTACGCTACCGTTTACAGGGCTATATGCACCATCACTTACGATACGCCAATGCTTTTTCCAACCCATATGTGAAATCCTTGTAGAATATTTATAGACAAATGTGCGGTTTTAATAATTATGCAACACGTGCAGCAGTGCGTTGTGTATTACCAGCAACATCATCCATGAGTTCGATCATGTCTCTAAATTTTTCATTAAGCATTGATAACAATTCATTTGTATCTTGTGTTGCATTAAGGTGTTGATTTGTGGTTGATTGTAAATTATTATATGCTTCAACAATTTGTGCTGGTGATGACGTTGTTGCAGAACTTACCAACATATCTGTTAAATCTGGTGGCAATACTGCTTCTGTTCCATGTAGTTTTGCCAAATATCCACTTGTAGGTCCACTTGCAATACCACCATCTGCATAGCCAAATAAACTTGCTACAAAACCTGCTCCACCTAGAACTGCAGCAACTGTCCCTGCACTTACAGGCGCAGCGGCACCAATTCCAGAAACAGCCGCTGGTGCGGTTAATGCCGCTGTCAGTTGTGCTGCTGCTGCACCTCCATATAAACCTTTGCTTATAGCTTGGTTTTCTTTCAACCAAGCAAAAGTTTCACCTAACTGTTTAAAATATGGTCCCAAAAATGTTTGATTTTCTGTTGTAGTATTACTTCCACTTTCAGGTATTCCTTTTTCTTTTTTCAACGCTTTGATTGCATCAAGAATTGTTTGATTTGCTTCTTTTACAACGCTTGCATATGAAAAAATAGCACCCTCTTTACCAAGCAATTCACTTTGAATTGCTATTTTTAAATCACGAGCAGCTTCTGCTGCATCAAACATTGATTTTTGTAATTTTCCACCACCACCTTCTTCAATCGCCGTAACATTACGAGCAGCAGCCGCAGTTGCATCTTCAGTAAATTTATTACGGAATTGTAGTTCTTTACCAAAGGCATCAGTTAAACTTTTAGCAACATCAATATTAGCCATGCCAGCACGTGCAAGGTCTTGTTCTTGAAGTAGTGCATTTTTAATAGTGCCACCAAATTGATTTTGTATTTCTAAACTTTTTTGTGCACTTATAGTTCTATCATTAAATGCTTGAACATAGGCATTTACACTTTCACCTAAACCAGCTATATTATTAACAGCATAAGCAGTTTCACGTGTAATCTGTGTGCCAAATACAACTTGTTCCATAAAGGCTTTGCGTTGTATATCACTCATACTAGCCATAGCTTCTATAGTGCCTGCACGAGTAGTTTCATCCATTCCAGCTAATTTTTGTTGAAATGCTAATTCATTTGCAGCTTCTTGTGCAGCTTTTATTTTAGATTTTGCATCTTCACCAGTAATAGAAGCAATAATACGTAGATTTTCTGCATACTTTTGAGTTTGTTCTGCAACAACTGCATCACTTGCCGTTAGTCTGCCACCACTTTGGCGCATAAGTGCCATAGTTTCAGCAACCAATTCAGCTTGTTCTTTATATGTAAAACCTAAATTGTAAAGTTGTCTGTCAAGTCCGCCACGGCGAAGTGCTATACTTACATTACCTATTTGTGTGGCGGCTGCAGCTACACCTAAACCAGATTTGGCTAAAATTTCACTGTTTGATTTAATAACATCACTAAATTCATCTAGTGTAAGATATGATGCTGTAGCACTATTAATCATACCATTTAAACCATTAGTAAAAATAGCACCACTAGCACTGATTTGTAAAAATGAGTTAAACGTTTTTTCTAATTCTGCATTTAAAATTGGTATTGCAGATTTGGCGAGTTCACTTAAACCTTTGCCAAAGAAACTTAATACAAAGCCACCTACTTCAAGTGCGCCGCCAAATATTTTCATTGCCTTGCCAGCTTTGGATGTAGTATTACCCAAACCGCTTACGGCACTACCTGTTTCTTTTAACGCATCACCAGTGGCTTTCGTTGTATCGGCAACGACATTTAAGGCAATACTTGTAAAACTTGTAGCTGCACTTATATCGCTGCCACCTTTTGTAAAACTATCAACAAAACCTTTTAAACTATTGCCAGCTATTCCAGCAGTAGAACCCATAAATTTAATAGTTGGTGTTGTTACTTTAACAGCATCAGCAAAATCTGCTTCACGCTTTACCAAAATACGTGAGACTTCGATAACTTTCTTAAATTCACCTTGCAAATTATCAGGAATTACTTCCGAAATATCTTGATTTAACTTTTTAAGCGCAATATCTGCTTGTTTTGCAGTGATTGTACCCCTACGACGTGATTCAAGTATTTCTTTTTCTTCTATTTTTCTTTCTCGTATAATACGACGAAATAGTTCACGTTCTTCTTTTTTGTCATTTATACCTGATGTTGTATAAGCGTTCATAGTTTTTAACAAACTATTCAAGTCGCCATAACGAGTATTAACGTCTTTTATAGCATTGTTAAAATTTTCTAATTCTACGTCACTTATTTCTGTCATTAATTTTACCTAAAAATTCTAAACTGTAAATAACTTGTCAAATATTATTTATGGAACCAAAATTATGATGTCAAGCAACCCATTAACAAAGCATTTTCGCCAACCAGCAGTATTTTTAAAACTACCAAGCAATGGCAAATATTGGTTACCCAATACTATTGAAATGCCAGCAAACAATGAATTAGGCGTAATGCCAATGACAGCCAAAGATGAAATATTGCTTCGCACCCCTGATGCACTTATGAATGGTCAAGGTGTAGTAAGCGTAATGCAAAGCTGCATACCACAAATCTTAAATGCATGGGCTACACCAACTATTGATGTTGATGCTATTCTTATTGCTATTCGTATTGCAACTTACGGCGAAAATATGGATATTGATAGTGAATGTCCACATTGTAAAGCAGAAAACCGCAATCAATATAATATAAGTGGGCTATTAACTTCATTACGCAGTCCTAACTATGATGATACTCTCGCCATAGAAGGATTGACTATAAGATTTAAACCATTGAATTATATGCAAAGCACTAAAAATAATATCATGCAGTTTGAAGAACAAAGATTACTACAGGTGATCAATGATGAAAATATTGATAGTGAAACACGCAAAGCACAATTTGAAGTGCATTTACAAAAAATTATTGAAGCCAATAACAATATTATTGCTTTAAGCACAGTAAGCATTACAACAGAAGATGGCATAGTAGTAGTTGATCCACAACATATTATGGAGTTTTATGAGAATGCTAACAATTCTGTAATACGTGCAGTTAAAGAAAAACTTCAACAATATGCAGATATGGTTGCACTACCTAAACCAAAAATATCATGTGAAGAATGTAATACAGAATATAGTGTAAGCATTACTTTTGATTATGCAAATTTTTTCGAGCCACTATCTTAAGTCTTAAACACGAAGAAATTCTTGAGTTAGTGGCAAAATATGAAAAAGATGTAAATGCTATAAAATCTAATTTACTTAAACTTTGTTGGTATATGCGTGGTGGATTAACTTATAGCGAAGCACATGAGTTAAGTCTTAATGAGAGAAATCTTATCAACAAGATCGTTGAGGATAATTTAGAAACTACCAAGAAGTCAGGTTTGCCTTTCTTTTAAGATGCCGTAGGCATCTGTTCAGGGACTGTCGTCCCTTCACTTTCTTTTCTTCTTTCATTTCTCTAGGAGAATTAATAATAGTTTCATTTAGACTGGATTTTGGACATAGATTTCCTTAAGCAGGAAATCCATATCCAAACAGCTTCATTTGAGCTATCATAAGGACATTAGCAAACGGAACTTGAAACCAAGTGGGGCGGTTAGCCTGTACCCCATCACTTCCTGTAGATTTTTACCAACGGACCCACTATAAACCCTTGCTAACGAACTTATAGTAGTTGAGGTTGCTTTTTCCCAGAGCCTCATCGTTTAGCCTATCGTCAGCCAAACGTTATCCATACAGCAATGTCGGGGTGCTGACAACCTTCAATATATTTCTTATTTGGGATTATGGTGCCAATGAGCCTATATGCCGAATGAGCCAGTTATAGTATATATTAATTTTTACAAGCCAACAAAGTTTTCTTCTAGTCCAATTTGTATCGCTACACGCATACCAGGTATGTTTTCTACGCTGTGAACTGTTACTGCATGTAATAAAGTCCAAGTATACAGTGGAACATGTATACTGTCAATTTCATTTAATTCATTGTAATCAAAATCCATGTTTCTTACAACATTAATTGTAGTATCTTTAGGTTTATAAAATACAGTTCTATGATCATCACCGCCAGTTTTTAACAAATACATAAGTGTATACTCACGAGTTCTGTCTGTATGTGGTCGAAGGGCAACCTTATTGTTATCATAGTCTGTTACAGCCACATCAATAAGGTGCCCACGATCCGTAATATGGGTGATTATCCAATCTTTAAGATCATCTTCCACGGGTGAGCGTGGAAACATTTTGTTGCCAGCAACAGGTGTTCGTCTGCCTTTCATATATTCATCAAAGTTAAGATTATCAATATTATTCATAATCTTATCAATAAAGTGCTGTGGAACTTGTGGTAAATGATCTAAAATTTGATAATACATTATTATTCCTTTAAAGTTTTAGTGATCTTTGTAAATCTATCTTCGGTAAGATTAGTTTTATCTTTGCCAAATTCGTGGATAAATTCTTGCCACTTTGTATTGCCTTCAATTATTGCTAGTTCTTTTTTTACATTTGCTTCTTGTTCTGGTGTAAGATTTACACCAATTACTGCCCAAACATCTTGTAGACTAGCATCTGGTTCAGTTTTAAACCGATTGCGCATTACTTCTGGTAAACTAGCAAAATGATTACCGTTAAGTGTTTGCTCTTTATCTGTACCAATAAACAAGCAATCTACCTTATCACTGTTCTTGGCAACAAAATCTGCGTCAACAATTGTATAATCAAACTCATTGCCTAACACAACTTCACGAGTTTTACCACTATTGCCTACTACAACTAAATTGATATTATCAACAAGTTTCATTTTATTAAAGATTTTCTTGCTTGGTGCTTCGGCAACAATGCTTACAGCAATGTTCTTCTTGCGATTACTTGTAAAATCATCCCATCCAAGACCACTTCGTTCACGGCGATAGCACAGACCAAGCGTATAATAATAGATTTGGTCAATCATTTTTACTTTTTTACCGTCAATGTTTATACTGCAAATAGGATCAAGCAAGCCCCATGCAGTATTGAGGTAAACCATGCTTGCATTATTGTTTTCAATATCATTCTTTACAACGGCGCAAGTAGTGTTATATTTTACTTCACCACTTATATTATTACTGTGTAACACATCAAGCATAGCATTTGCTGTTCTGCCTGCATTGCCACCTGGCGGTGCGCTTACAGTAATATCCATTGCCATAGCTGGCAATGTTACAAGACTTAATAGTAATGGTAATAGTTTACGAATCATGTTATCCTCCAAAATGTAAATTGTAAACGATTCTTAAAGTTGAATCAAACTGTTGTGATATAAGAAATCCAAGAATAAATGGCAGCATATCAATCCGCCGAAGTGCATAACCAATAGGCAAGAATATTAAACTTAATATAACATAAAAACCTAACTGATTCAAATTTGTTGCTATTAATAACACTGATATTAACATAAGTGATATTCCAAAAACTTTGAAAAGTTTCATGTAATTTATAATAAATTTTACTAAATGTATGGCAAGTGGCCAACTTGTAATAAACCCAAATATATTTGCTACTGCAAAAATACCAAATATCCACCAGTAATTGTGCAGTAACCATTCTAAATTATAAGTTAACCCACGATTAGTAGTAATATCATAAAGAATATACTCACTTGTTAGGATAGGCACACCAAAACAAAATAGTGGAACTAAACTAGCAACCAATCCAGCGTTATGACCAGCATCACTACTTGCTAGTCCACGCACATCGCCACCATGATCATAATCGCTACGATGCAAAAATTTGGTTAAACTATAACTTAAATTACTGCTCAATATAATACCAAGCATAGGAATAAAACCACAGACAAAACCAATTATACTGCTTCGAATTATAGTAACCAGTGGCACAACAACTTGAAGTTTAAGTTTTTCCCTTATATTAATTGTTGTTTTAGTATAGTTTATTGATAATAGCAATGGTAAACCATATAAGAATACTAAAACAACAATAAGTGGTATGCCGCCTACAAGTTGAGGAATATCAAAGGTCATAAATGGTTTTCTTGTTATTTGATTCACACCAACCATACCAAGAAAGTAACCAGAACCCAGTAATGCTATTCCAGTAATAATATTACGATGACTTGCAACAGTAATTGCACAAGTTAATAACAATAATGCAAGTTGAAATTTAAAATTGAATAGTAAACTATAATTGTTACCTATCCAAAATATTGCAAGAGTAAGCACAATTGCAATCATACTGCCTATAAAACTACTTAAAACACCGCTGCTTAATGCCTCGCTTACTTTACCACGGTTGACTAATCCGTAACCTTCTTTGACACTTGGCAAACAAGTAAGTTCTGTTGGTATGCCAAGTAGCGTAGCACTTGCACCACCAAAGTATTGAACACTTGTTGCCATGCTTATATAAAAAGCAATTACATCATGCGGCGCACATTTCATAAGCAATGGATAAGCCAATACCATACCTACACTCATACTAGCACCTGGTAGTAACCCAATTACTAACCCATATGCGCATCCAACTAAACAAAACACAAGCAGTTCAACCATCTAAACTATACCTTCGACTCCATGCGCCCACAAATCCTTTATAAAAATCACCGCTATTGCACCAATATGGATCAACAATATTATTAAGCCAACGCAACCCATCCAAATAATTGTTGCTTATATCTGTGTTGCTGTTCCACAACCATTCATATTTTTGCGTAAGTGGCGGTTTGTTTATGCTTTTGCCTAAACTATATGTGTTATCATCCCAGTAAGGATAAAGAGTGTCTCTGCAAAGTTTCATATACTCATCTTGTTTAAAGTTCTTTGTATAATCAAACCGAGTTTTTATATAATCCAAATCATACATTTTACTGATATGATTTTTTAACACATGACTTTGTTTAATAGTAATAAGTGGAGCATCACCACTTGTATAAAAACTTTCGAGAGTAATATGTTTAGGTGAAATATGTTGATTTTCTGTATTCCATGTATGTGCAACATCTAGAAAAGCCGCATGCCAACCGTTATCATAAAATATACGTGGTTTTTCTAATCCAAGAATAATACCAATACGTTTACCGCTTTCTGCTATATTTCGCCAGTCTACTGTTTCATATATCATAGGTTCTTTGCTTATTTGAGCAGCAACTAATAGCGGTTCTGCGCCTAACACCCAATCAGCATTGTTAAGATTAGAACGAGTTATAAATTGTCGTTCATCAATTTTGCGTACTGGTATACCATGAACATCACGCACTTTTTCTAACATACCACTAGCAGCATATAGCAATTCAAGATTTGTTATGTTAGTATCTTCGTTGTAACTTGTATACCAATATGCAACTTCATCTAATTTAATGCCATGATTAACGAATGTTTTAAGCGCATTGCTGCTATCACTGCCACCACTATACAGCAATATAAGATAATCATATTTCTCACGTAACTGTTTCGCACGAGCAATATAAAGTTCTTGTAATGATTGCTGTGGTTCTATAGCCCAATCATAGCTTGCAAATATATGATCATAGAAATAATAACGAACGTCACGTGTTTTGCGTTCTTGCGCACGTAATATGCTTTTAACTTTACTAAAAACTATTTCGTTATCAACTAACCAGAAACCAAAATTCTGTGCAAAGTGTGGTATTGTTGCAGGATCTAACATCTATTAAATTTAACCTATTACAAGTAAATTGTCAATTTGTTAGCATTACTGCATACAGCACGGCGTCTCTTGGTTATCAACCTGATAAAGGATTCTTTTATCCTTGCGTCGTTTTTTTGCTGACGCCAATGGCGTTACAGAATTATTTATTAAGCACAAGCAAGTGCTACAAAATCTTTATTAAGTGACCAAAAACGATCATAATCCATAATTGCCCAACGAACATCTTTATACTGATAAAGCATATGATATTCTACAAATAATGGAACATCATAATATTGGTCAAATTCTATAGCAATAAACTTGCCTTTGCGATTAAACTTCATGATAAGAATATTAAAATCTGTATCATCAGCAACTTCTGTCAATTGGTCTAACCATATATTAAGCTGCTTACACTCACCGCTGAACAATTGATGAAATGGAAAATCAGCATAACTTTTACATTCGCAGTTAAACTTTGGAAAACTTTGGCCAGGTATGATATCGCCTTTGAATGAACGAACTTGTCCTTCATGTAAGAATTGCTTACGTTTTGTATTAGCGCCACCAATATAAGCACCACTGTTTGGCACACGTATAAAAGACTCGCCATATAATTCTGTAAGGTGTTTGGCAACATCACGTTCCCAACTATTGCCTTTGTTCTTGCTTTTACTTGTCATACAAAATATTCTTCTCTGAACCACTGTTTACCAAAGTTACTACTATCATTTACTACTGTGCAGTTAGTAACACATGTTGGTGTCCAGTTATCTATTATATCATTAAAATCATGGATAGTATATTTTTCTGCTGCTAACCAACAACATGGTAACAGTTCTCCACGATAATCCATATAGATGCTGCGTTCTTTAAGAGCATGACAATCTACTGCACCATAACTTAACTGTGGATTATAAATTTGTGGTGGTTCTAGTCCAGAAATAGGCTTATATGAAAAACGCTTACTTACTTTTGCACGAAATGCTGTAAACCCCATTTCTTTCGCTAGTCTCATGCATTCATCAACCTGATGTTCATTATGTTTAAACACAAGCATATCCCAATGAGCACGTCCACCAGCTTCAATAAATGATTGTGCATTCTTCATTATTTTAGACCAGATAGTATTGCGACGATAGATGTGATTAGTATCCGCTAATCCATCTATACTGAATACACAGTAATCCTCTAGTCTATTCAATCTTTGACCTAATAACGACCACCAATGTGGGTTACGTAAACTACCATTAGTATTCATTCCAAGTGTTATCACTGGATTAATATGACGAAACCAATCATATATTAACAGTGCTTCGTTGTTTGCAGCAGGATCGCCATATGTTCCACACATAAACATTTTATCTAATTGAGCGATAAAATTACTATCTAACTTTTCTATAATTTGGGTAAGGGTTAAATCACGAATTTCAATATAAGGATTAAGTGTAACTCCATCATCTGCATAACGTGCGCATTGTGGACATGCCGCATTACATTTGCTTGTAGGTTCAAGATGTAAAACTTTAACGTTTGATATGTTAAACATTTAAATTAATAGTGCCTGTTGTATTGATTTGCTTCTTATCCAAGCATTAGTCTCACTGTTTTTATCAAGCACGATATTAAAACTATATCTTGGTTCTGCACTTTCGTTATAAACTGTGTGCGCAAATTTATATACTTTAGTAAAATTTGCACCTTTTGGAACTAAACCAGCACAAGAAAATTTAAATTGATTATGTTCATCTTTACCAAGATTAATATGAATTCTATTCAATTCATCTGCACCAACCGAATCATCACGATGCAAATCTAGATGTCCATATGGTTCAAGACAAAATACTGTGATTTGTGAAAATTGATGTATACCAATGCTGCTTAACCATTGCACAATAAATTCTGGACATTCATTTCTATAAACTTTAAGATAACTCCAACTTTCAACTTTATGCAAATTATGCATATCTAATTTTTGTATCTCATATAAAAGTTCTTCTGTGGGAACAGCTATATCCAAATGCAAGAATGGAATTTCTAGTTTAGGGGTTTTTTTATAAAAATGTATACCTTGTGGTCTACTAAAAAAATTATTGATATCACTATTAAATTTTGCAGGATTTTGTAAATCATGCCCAAGATCAACAAATATATCATAATTTGCAAATAAGTTTGTGCCATAGTCACTTGAAGTAATTGAGTTATAGCAGCGTTCTTGCAAAACACTTAAATCACTGTGCAGAACAATTTTCCATGTTCCACTCATTTTATACAAAAACTTATTGAAAGGTTGAAGCGGCACATTTTTATAAGTTTGTACCCAACTTGTTAAAAGCAATTCTTCTATGCTTTTACCATCAATACAGATATCATGTATAGTAAACGGAATAAAATCTTTTACGTTGATTAAGATAATTTGCCAACCATCTAATAATTCAAACTCTTGAGTTATATTTGCGATAGTTACAGATTTGTTCTTGTTTACAAGTTCAGCACTAATTGGTTTATTAGATTCAACTATAAATTTGCAAAAAGACATGAATTATTTAATCTCCACACTTAAGCTGTGGTTAAATCATTGCCATAACTGGTGAAACCATTTTCTTTGGTAACTGTCAGGATATTGTTAACACGACCACTTAATTCCTCACGATGTGATACAAGGAAGATACTTTTGCCACGTTCACGGTTCATGCGCTTAAGAATAGCCAAACTATTTTCAACGCCACTGGCATCCATACCACTATCAATCAATTCGTCGATAAACAACAAATTGATATGTTGGTATAGGTTTTCCCACACATCACGAAAAGCCCATGAAAGCGAAAGAATAAGACGATTGCGTTCACCACGAGATAGATTATCAAAGTCAAGATCACGACCAAGTTCAGTGATTTCTACACTTAAGTCATTGATAAACCTAACTTCATGCGGCAATCCAATAGCACTTAAGTAGCTTCCAAGGCGACTATTAAGATAAGCAAGGTTTTGATCAATAATGCGTTTACGCACAAAACTATCTTTGCTTACAAGCATTTTAAGCAGAAACTCTTGATGCTCTTGTATTTGTGTAAGGTTATTAATTGTATCCCATGTAATTTCAATAACAGCATTTGTTTCCATATCACTGATCTGGTCAGCATATGGATCGCTTTCACCCTGTTTGTCAAGCAGTGCGCTTGCTAATTGCTCTAGCGTGTTACGATGATTAAGAGCATCTTCTATAGTATCATAGTGAAATTTACCAATTTGGCTCTCATCAATATACTCTTTATTGCCTAATTCTGTAGCAAGTTCCATAATCTGTTCAGCAAACGGACTAGTTTCAAGCATACGACTCTCAAGACTAGTATTCATATTTTCAAGAGTATTGCGATGGTTTAATGCTGCTTCAAGTGTTTTGTAATATGGTTTTGGTGGTGCGATTAATTCACCGATCTCTGCAAGAGTATCATGATGGTCCATGCGCTGACCTTCATTAGCAATGATTTGCATTGCGCTTTCACGCAATGCTGTTTCTTTTGCTTGTAAAATATCTGCTTGATTATCATCATGTAGTTCGCTACCACAAGCATAACATTTGTGATTTTTTAGGTCTTCGATCTCTTTTTTTAACTTGGCTTGTGTTTTTTCTTCTTTAGCATTGGCAGCATCAATACTTGCAATCCAACGTTTTGCTTCATCACGTCGTTTTACTTTAGCATCATATTCAGCAATATCACGATGAATAGCAATTTCACTATCAATGTCAATAGTAGAAAGTTCACCGATTTGTAATTTTATTGCGTCACAATCATCAAGTTGTTTCTTTTCCCACAGTTTCTGACGAGTTACAATGCCTTTTAACTGATCTTCAAGTTTCTTAAATGCAATATAACGTTCTTGTAACCGATGATTAGCAATTTCTGCATCAATATTGATTTCACTTAACGATATAAGATTGCGTTCAATTTTGTTACAATCTTCATCATGCTTTGACTGCCACAGCTTCTGACGTTTCTTAAGATTTTCAATTTGTTCAGCAATACGCAAGTTAGCATCTTGCTGCGCTTTAATACGTATTTTTTCTTCCTGTATGTTATCTTTTGTATTTTTAATCTGACTTTTAAGCTGTTCAGCTTTTTCACTTAAGATAGTAACACCAAGTAGTTGTTCAATGATTTGACGTTGGTCATTGGCTCTCATAGCCAAGAATGGTTCAGTATAGGTGTTAAGAGCCACAACATGCTTGAACATATCATGTGTCATACCAAGTAATCGTTCAATATCGTTCTGTGTTTCACGACTGTCGCCTTGACTATCATCTACATAATCAGTTTGTTCATTGCCATCAATATACAACTTGGTAAACGTAGGTTTACGACCACGTTCAATACGATAATCTCGCCCACCAACTTCAAAATCAACCGTAACAACCATGTTTTTGGCATTGGTTTTGTTGATAAGATTATCTTTTTTGATGTTAGTAAGGGCTTGACCATAGAGACCATAACTCAAAGCATTTATAATGGTTGTCTTACCTGTTCCATTACGTGCTCCAGTATCATCACCTCCTAAATCCAAGTTCTCTCCGAGTACAAGAGTTAGGTCACTACGGTCAAAGTGTACAGCCTGGGTTGCATTACCCACGCTCATAAAGTTTTTAGCGGTAAGACTTTTAAGTTTCAACATGATACTACTATACTACAAAATTACTGATTATTCAATTTTTTTAATTTTAAAAGTTGAATTTTTGTTTTTTTATATACTTCACTGTTAAGTTCAAGGTCTGCGGGCGATAGTTTTTCAAGTGCTTGTTGCGCATGATTTGCATAATTTACTGCAGTTTTTCGTAAATCTGCATTAGTAAATTTATATTCTGTAGTTTTATTTGTAGCAATAAGATGCAATCTACCTTGAACACCAGCTGCATTTACAATAGTGTGTGGTGTGTTAGTATCTAAAATATAAAGTTTATCACTATTAAGCATATGAAATAACTTATTGCCACTTACAAAAAATACGCTATCATTTGTTACTATAGGTAAGTGATAACGATAAGAACCATAGTCTGTGTGTATGGTTTCTACATCACGTGGACCTACATAACGCAGTTTTACATGACCAAATTCCACGTTTATGTAGGTTTCTATTCGAGAAATAACAGTTTTAATGATTGCAAATTCATCAATAATATCACTGTTATACCAGTTATAAGATTGTTCTGGCGGCATCATTTCATCAGTCAGTGGTGTTTGAGCAAAGATTTCGTTTACTCTTGAAAATATATCACTGCTATCTTCATAAAATGTATAACCAGTATAAAAGTTTTTTACCTGTTCTGCTGGCGATTGTGTAGGAACAAATGTCTTGATATTAACATTCGTTGACAGATGCGACCACTTATTATAATATTTTACACAAGCTAAATTAAAATTTTGCCAATCTATACCAAGTGTTTGCAAATTAATTGCATTACATTCTGGTAAATTTAAACGCAAATCATCTAGCATGTTGATACTTATAGACTTACAAATTGTTATAAATTTCCATCAACAACTTGGTATCATAGTGTTGTGTGTCTAGATTTTGTATCTGATTTAACACAATTTGATCTACACTTTCAAACTTAACATCACCAAGCGTATCTTCACGTAACACTTCACCACGCTGTTGAATAAGACTTAATTCACGAACACCAAATGTTTTAACCATTTCTTCTTTAATAAAGGTTGCTTCTTCATACGAAATGTTAATATCTATGTTTACTCGTGCATATGTATTATTGTTCAAGTGCACATCGGCTTCGTCGATAAGTTGTGAAAGCGTCAACACACGATAGCGTGGAGCATCAGTCCAATCATGATATACTGGTTCCGCTCCCCAAGTGAGAATCATTGCACCACGAGCATCGTCCCAAGCATCAGCATAATTATGAGGAAAGGCATTGCCAATATAATGAATGTTGCCACGACGCTGCCGTTTATGAAAATGTCCTGTAAAAACCGTTCCAACATTGTCAAACTCCTCGCCTTTAAGTCCACCATGGTCAGGCATTTCTACCATGGCGTTCATCATAAATTGCGGTAATTCAAAGTGACCCATCACATAACGTGATTTGATCTTGCGCATATTCTTGTGTTCTTCGCCAATTAACCATGGCACAAAAGTAACATCGCCTTCGGTATGTTGGTCCATAACCAATTCAATATTTTTAAACTTTTCAATATAACGGATAGAGGTTACTGTTCTGCGGTCTTTGTGATAAAGGTCATGGTTGCCAGGTATGAATAGAATACGAAGCCCAAGATTATTAAGGCGATCCAGAATGCGTAGACTATAGTCCATCGTGTTAATATTAAGACTATTGCGTGTATCATGGAAATCTCCGAGAAATAACAGGGTGTCACACTCTTCGGTCTTGACAAGATTCAAGAACCAATCCATATATCGATCACAATCGTTTAAAAATAACTGGCTATTTTGCTTATAACCAAGGTGAAGGTCGGTAAAAACCGCAGCTTTTTTGAACAGGTTTGACATGTTACTAACTTAACAGATACGAAATTATTTGTCAATATTATTCATTAAAACCAAAATCACCACCACCACCTCTTATGGCATTGTCTGTTTGGCGGGTATAACTTGGGTTGAGTCCATTGGCTTCAAGGATATCGTCACGAAGGTTTTGGTTCCTCTTTTCAACGTTAAGAACTCTAGTAAAACTATTGGTGATAGTAGCAGTATAATAAGCAAAAGGGTTATTACTTTTACTTTCATCAAATTGTAATCCTACCTGTGATAGTTGTAGCAATGCTTGAGAACGCATCTCGTCATTGTATGTATAGCCACGCCAGTTACCTTTTGAACCATAACGTTCGCATAGCTTAATAAACATACGAGCAAGGTTGTTAGTAATCTTGCCATGATCACGGTTAAAGCAACCATTTTCAAGTCCGCCTTCCCAGTGTGATTTGCCACAGCAGATAAGTTCACCTGCTTCGTTGTATCTATAATGTTGAAATGGTGGAAAATTTACTTTTACATGATGGTCAGCAGTTGTCTTAAGACTTTTCTTGCGACCAGGCGCAAGCGGAATATGATCCCATGTTACAATTCTAAAAATTACTTCTGTTTTTGGAATTGATTGCCAATCAACTGTGTGTTGGTCTAGTTTAGTTTTCTTACCATCAACATTTGATGCTTCCCATGCTTGCTTTGCTAACCTATCGGCACGTGCACGTTTGGCTTCTGCAACTGTTTTTTGATTTATTTTAGTAATGCTTGGAAGAATAAGATCATAAACACAATCTTCGGGTGTTAAAAACTCGCAATATAAATTTTTACTGCGAGCAATCTCTTTAAGTAGTTCTTTATTTGTAAGGTATGGTGTTCTTTTTACGGGTGTTTTTGTTATTGTCATGGTTACTATTATATATGGTTATTTTAATAAAATAAATATTTTTGTTGAGAATTTTTTCATATGGCATCATTATTTAATTTCGCACCACAAAACTATTATAGTCGAACGCCTGGCTTTAACCAAAACCCAGCTACTTTCTATAATCCTGGTGAATTACAACCTACTGGATATGGCAAACAACCTGATATCGCAGGCTATCTTGGTTATGGTGCCGCCGTTGGTGCGATTACTGTTGGAACACAGGGTTATAGATTACCTACGCAGAACTTCTACAATTATGGTGTAAACAGTCCTGGTTTGTTTGGAACACAAACACTTAAAACTAGTTTAAAAGATGTTGCTATTAATGCAGCACTTACTGGATTGGTATATGGATTAACTGGTGGACCATCAACTGACCCTACTAATGGTCGGTTAAGTGGCACTGGTGTTCAGCAAGGTGCTACACCTGCGCAACTGCTGCCAGCACAAAATCCACGTGTAAACCCAGATGATGGCAAAGAAGATCGTGTTATTATCTATGATCAAACAGGTAGATTCATAGGTCAAAGTGATATATTCAAACCACTTAAAAATACAGGAGGTGTGCTATTTCCCTATACACCTACTATTCAGGTTAATCACAAAGCAAGTTACGAGATGTTGCAGTTAGTGCATACCAATTATCCTACACCAGCATATCAGCATAGTGCTATTGAAACTATCAATATACAAGGATTATTTACAGCAAATTATCGTGCAGAAGCAGAGTATATTATTGCTATGATGCATTTTTTCCGCACTGCTACAAAGATGTTTTATGGTCAAGACCAATTAGCTGGCACTCCACCGCCTGTGTTATTCCTTGATGGTTATGGTCCTTATACGTTTGATCATATACCTGTTGTGGTTACAAGTTTTGATTATACATTGCCAAATGATGTTGACTATATAAGTTGTAACATAATGGGTTCACGCCAAAAAGTTCCTACAACTCTTACTGTAAATCTTAACTTAACACCTACATATAGCCGCAATAAAGTAAGCAATGAGTTTGGTTTAGAAAACTATAGTAAGGGAAGTCTCAAAACAAGTGGTCAAGGTAACCGCAGTGGAGGATGGATTTAATGGCAACTAACCCACAGTATCCTCCAAGTAGCAGTTACTTCAGCACACCAAGTTTTGATAATAATGAATTTCTTGATTTGCTTAACTATCGTCCTGTGCCAAAATTAGTAGATGATATATTGTTTACTATTCCACCACAGTATGAATATCGTCCAGACCTATTAGCATATGACTTATATGGAGACCCTACACTTTGGTGGGTATTTGCTGTGCGTAATCCTAATACACTTATTGATCCACTTTGGGACTTTGCAGCCAATACTGTTATATACTTGCCAAAGAAAGCTACACTACAAAATGCGTTGGGTATCTAAATGCCAAACAATACATTAAGTCCAACTGGTTTAACACCACAACAACAGTTAGATGCAGCTAACTTACAATTTAAAAATCAAATCAATCAACTTGTAGCAAATGGCACTGGTCCTATTACTGCTAGTGATGTGCTTGCAGCAAAAACTGCTATATTAAACAGTGGTGCTTATCCTGCACTTGATTTAGGTAGTTTTGGTGTATCACAAACATACAATCAAACACTATTAGATGTTAACGGCAATCCTGTTGATACTTTACCAGAGTTCTATGTGGTAGGCGATGCTAATAGCGGAATAATATCACCTATACGTGGTGGCAATTGGAATGGCACACCATTGCTTAATAATAATGGCACAGTAGTTACTGCTGATAACGCAGAACAAGTAGCAGCTGCACAGCAAGCATATGAATCTGCACAAATTTTATCAAGCAAATTAGCCACAGAAAATAGTGCGGCAGACGCTAAACGTGCACAGGATGCACTTACTGCAGCTAAAGCTCGCCTAGAAGCTCTGCAAGCTCAATCACAAAATACGCCAGCCGTAGATACTACAGTAACGTCTAGTCCTGAAGCACAGGCAGCAAGCAGTGCAAAAAATCAACAAACAGGACAAGAGATAACTGGCGTAACAACACAAAATATTGATACTACTGCTGCAGTAGCGGCTGCTAAAGCTGATACCAATGCTGCACAACAAGAACAATTACAACAACAGCAACAAAAAATTGAATCTACTAACGATACAAATAGTGCACAAAGCAGTGGCGGTGGCAGCGATGTTACTACACAAACACAAATTTCAAATGCACAAAATTTTAATCGTGATAGGTTAGCTGACGCAACACCAGTAACCAGAGGTTTATCAGGCACAAACAATAGCGCAGCAGAAGATAATCCGCAAAATGGCGCAACAACTGCAGCTACAGATAATCCAGTATATACTGACCAACAAAAAAGTGCTATGATGGGTCGTGGGTTGCCAAGTACAAATCCAAGTGGCACCGATGCAACTACAAACGGTAGCAATAGCGTAAGCATTACAAAACAAGGCACTGCTACTAACGATGATACTTCAAGTGCTAACCCTAACAAAAACTCTGCATCACCTACTAGCAGCACTTCTTCACGTCCTAATAAACTACACAATTATGTAAACTACACATATAGATTAAGTTTATATGCTATACCACGTGAAACAGTAAATGCAATCTTTGCAAGTGATACTACACCAACAAACCAAAGTATTCTTAATAATAGTGTTTGGATTTGCAGTGATAGTGGTCAAGGCGGCAACACACGCAATGATAATTTTCCAGTTGATTTAACAATTGACAATCTTGAATTAGATACTATCGTCAACTCAAACAATAGCAGAACACGTGCAACTGATGTTATCAAGTTAAAGTTTGATATTATTGAACCATATACCGTAAATTTCCTTGGCAGACTTATGAAGTTAAGTGCCACGGTAAATCCAAATGGTAATTGGAGCACAATGTTTTTTGTATTAAAGATTGAGTTTACAGGATATACTGATAATGGTCAACCTATTATTCCAAGCAGTGGTGGCGATACTATTCCAAACACCACAAAGTTCATACCATTTACTATGTTGAATATGAAGTTTAATGTAAGTGGCAGTGGTGGAAAATATAGTATAGATGCTATACCAGTAAATGCGCTTGCACTTACTGCACTTGATAATCAAATACCATTTCACGTTGAAGTAAGTGGTATAACAATAAATGATATCTTTAATGGTGACTTGAGTAGCACAACTGATGTTGTAAGTGGCAGTGGCAGAACAAACCAAGAAAAGCAAGTATTTACTACACAACAAAATACAGTAAACGGCGGTAATACCACAGTTAAGAAAGGTCTTTCTCAAGCACTTAATGCTAACGAAGAGCAAAAGGTAGCACAGAAAACACAAAAGAAACCAAACACCTACAAGTTTGATTTTGATAACTTAATTAAGAGTGCAAGTGTTGTTGATCCAGCAGGTTATTTTAAAATACAAGGTGTGCCTGGCACAAGTGGTAAAGATGCTAATGAGATTAAACAAGGTAAAGTAGGTTCTCTTGTTGCTGATTTAAAAAGCGGTGTGTTTCGTGCAAACCCAGGCACACGCATTACAGATTTTATTAACAGTGTGTTAAGTGTAAGCACATATATGACATCACAGCATAATACAAGTGGTGATAATAGTGGTGCACCGATCTGGACTTGGAAGATTACGCCTGTTGTGCAGTTTAATGATATAGATGAATCAACTAACTTTTATGCACGTGATGTTACATATGTTGTAAAACCATACTTAACCTATGGTCAAGATGCACCAAACTTTGGTCAAGCACGTGTAGAACAAAACCGTATTGTAAAGACCTACAAATATATCTACAGCGGCAACAACCAAGATGTGTTGGATGCTAATATTGATTTTCAAATGGCGTTTTTTGAATTAAAGAATGGTGTGCCATATAACTATCTTGATCGTGATGGTCAAACACCAGGTCAAGCACAAAGTCAAACTGCTAATCAAGCACCTTCAACGATTAAGAAATTCTTTATGCCACGTTATGCTTATACAAATGGTTTGGCTAACCGTCAAAACACTGGTCCAACAACGGTTGATCTAGCAACTATTGGTGTTCAAGAACTTATGGAAAAACTATTTGATAATCGTGGTGATATGATTTCATTAGATATTACTATTGTTGGCGATCCAGATTGGATAAGTCAAGATTATCCGCTTATGCATCCAAGTCTTGTAGGCAGTGGTTCTTATCTACAAAATGGCAGTATCAACTTTAGTAATACAGTTTATTTTAACTTTTACTTTGCTACACCTAATACAGATTATAATGATACAACTGGATTGTTTGATGATAAAAACAATTATAGCGAGTTCAGTGGTATCTACCAAGTGATAAGTGTTAAAAGTAATTTTACCAATGGTAAGTTTACACAGAAGTTAAGCAACTTCCGTGTACGTAATCAAGATACTGTGCAAACAACTGCTATAAGAACAGATACTGCAGCACAAACTGCTGGTGGAAGCGGAAACTATCTTACACAATTAACAACTAATCCAAAAGCAGAAAAAGCTACAACTTCTTTAGTAATACCAAATGACCCACGCTTAAGTATTGCTGCTGGAACTAATACTGGTTCAACTAATAATCAACCAACCTATAACATAACTGATCCACGTGTTGGTCTTGTTACACCAAAAAATACGTGGAATGAAGATACAGGAACATAACGACAATGGTAGATACCTGGTTTACAGAACAGGAAACAAGTAAAACATCACATAATACGGTTGCCGAAAAAAGTGCTGGCAATCGTATAAGTCCTGGTCCGTATATTGGTATCGTTAAAAACGTTATTGATCCGCTATACAGTGGTGTTCTACAAGTTTATATTCCTGAATTAGGCGGCGACCCAACTGACAAAACTAGTTGGAAGAATATGATGTATGCGACACCATTTTATGGTCGCACCAACATTCAAGATGGCAGCAGTTATGCTGGCAGTCCACACAGTTATGGTATGTGGTTTGTGCCACCTGATATTGATAATAAAGTGTTATGTATATTTGCTAATGGTGACCCTGCAAAAGGCTATTGGTTTGCTTGTATTCCTGATTGGCCAGCTATGCATATGTTGCCTGGTATTGCTGCACCAGTTGATAAGAGTGGTGTAGCACCTGTTGTAGATCACTATGATAGCAAAGATGATCCGCAAGGTTTGTCAGCCGTTCGTAGCCTTGACAAATATATTCATGAAAATCAACGTGCGATATGGGATAAGCAAGGTCTTACTCAAGACCCAGATCGTGGACCAGGTCGCAGTAGCGCACAACGTGAAACACCAAGTGCAGTATTTGGTATATCTACGCCTGGTCGTCCTATCATGGATGATGATCCTAAACTGTATCCTGATAATATAGGATTTACAAGCGGCGGCACAACACAAAAAGCACCTGGTCAACTTACTGGTGTTATGGGTCGTAAAGGTGGTCATACATTTATAATGGATGATGGCGACAGTGATGGTAATAACCAGATGTTTCGTATGCGCAGTGCCGCTGGTCATATGATTCTTATGAATGATACTAAAGAGTTCATTTATATTATCAATTCGCAAGGCACAGCATGGGTTGAAATGGATGCCAAAGGTGCTATCAACATATTTTCACAAAGCCAAATGAACATTACTGCTAAAGATGGTTTCTCACTAGAAACACAAGGCAGTTTAAAGATGAAAGGCAAAACTGTTGATATCGTAAGTGAAACAAGTTTAAACATCACTGCTGCTGATATTAATGTATTAGCAAGCGGCACAAATAAAATAAGTGCAAAACAAGGATTACATCTTAAAGGAAAAAACACTTATCTTACTGGCGATGCTTGTATTCAAATCAAGAGCGATGGTCACATTGACGCAGATAGCAGTTGCCATACTATCAACACTGCTGGCGCAACAAAAGCACAAGAAGCAAGTGAAGCTAAAAAACCAGATAATATGCCAGCCAGTGAACCACGCAATAAAAATGCTGGCAGTCTTACAAGCAGTCCAACTGCTAATACTAAAAATAGTGCGGCAAGTAATCCAAACAATCCATATGGTGCTACAAAGAATTTTGGCAGTAGTGATGTTCCAAACAATGTTGGTAACCAAACTAATAACAATCAACCAATTGTTTATAACAATGGACCACAAGGCAGTTTACAAGGTCAGGGAAGCACCGCTGGTGCCTATCAGTCGCCTCAAGCTAACAATGGTGGAATTAACTGGACAGTGGCTGGTGCGGTCGCTGGTGCTGTTGCAGGCATTGTATTTGGTGGCGGCAGTAGTTATAATGTAAGTGGCAGTAATGATAACAAGTTAAGTGTAGGCGAAGCACAAAATAATCCAGGCAATTTGCCATATAATAGTAGCGATAAATTTGCTGTGGGATATAATAATAACCTTGCTGTATATGCTAAACCCGAAGCAGGTATAGCCGCACTTGCACTTGCATTTGATGCGCTTAACACAAGTTCAACTACACGCAGCATTGATATTATTCAAGGTTTCTTAAATGCCAAGAGTAATACTGATCCTAAAGTTATTGATATGACACGTTATATGCATCAGAATTTAGGTATTGTTGCTGATGATTATGTTGCGCTACATGATCCTAATACACGCATTGGTTGGGTTTCTTATGCAATACAATATACACAAGGTAGATTGATTTATACCTATGACCAAGTTGTAACAGGTTGTGCTATGAGCCTAAACGTATCTGTAACAGATTTCTTGCAAGGTATTCAACCAATTACCAAACCATGGCAAAATAATAATGGTTATAATCCATTGAGTGGCTTTGTAAATCCTGCACAGAATAATAATGTTGTTCAGCGTGGTAGCAGTCCGCTACAAACTATTGGCAACGCATTACAAGGTGGTATTGTTGGTGGATTAATTGGCAGCTTTATTCAAGGCGATCAACGTAGTAATCAATCTCAAGTATTACAATTTGCTACTCGTGAAGAAGCAATGGCGTATCTTAATAATAATCCTAATCTACCTGTTGGAACCACAATAAGATATGCAGATGGCAGCACCTTTACGCTTGGTGGTGGTAGTGTTACTTTTGTTAATAATGACGGCAATACTGTTACTGGTGTTCAACAATTTGGTGGCGCAACTAATGAAGCCGTAGGCGCAAGTGTGCGTTTTGATGGAATCATTAATAATGGAACACAAGGCAGTGGTGGTTGTGCTACATTAGCGCAGACTTATGCACCTAATCTTGGACTAACTTCTACTTGGACAGCAGGTGGTTCTATCAAAGATGGTACAGCACAACCTGGTGATGTATATGCTACATTCTCGGCTGATGGCACTTATAAAGGTATAAGTGGTGAAAATCACACAGTTATATTCAACAATTATACACGTGATAGTGCTGGTAATATTACTGGCGCTTATGTTACTGAACAATATATTGGTCAACCACCACATACTGCTTTTTATCCTGTAAAAGCATTAAGCGTAAATAATGAAACATTTAACAACATGTATCAAGTGCAAAGTCCTACTGCACTGAGCGGTGCTAATGTTACTCAAACACAACAATACTCACAAGTTGATACGCCACCGCCTCCACAAGTTCCACTGCCACCTGAAAGACCGCCAGAAGATGCGGCACCAATTGAAGCAGATGCTGCACGTGATATGAAGGCAACACAAAGTAACACTGTATCATATCCTTATTACGATCCAACTACAGGTAAAGTTGTAAACAATGATCCTTCACAGTCAACTTCGTATCCTTATTATGATCCTACAACAGGCACGGCTGTAAACGCACAGCCAACGCCAGATACAGATTTTAAACCAAATACTACAGATACAACATATCTGTATAATAAAGCACCAACCACAACCGATAATTCGTATCTCTATAATACAACACCAACTGCAACTGATACCACATTTGATCGTGATTATGCTGGCAGTGTTGGTAGACAAAATCAACCTATTGTGCTTGATAATACCACACCAACTGCAGAACAACAAGCAGGCATGATGGGTCGTGGAGCGACTGTTGGCGACTTTACATATCAAAGCAGTGGCAGACAAGATTCAACTATACCTAATTATGGACCAGCAAGTAGTACTGGTAGACAAAATCTACCAATCAACAGCGATTATGCTGGTGAGAAAAATGCAGAAGAGTATGTAAAAGCGCAAGCAGTAGAAGCAAATCGACCTGTGCTTACATATGATCCAAGAACAGGCGAAGTCGTTGGTGTTGACTCATCAACGCCAAGCAGTCCTAAATCTGTAGCAACTGAAAATGATTTCCGTCAACAACCAATCACAGGTGGTGCGAGTGCACCAGGTACCAACGGTGCTAATGGTGGACAAAAAACACCACAAGGAAGTAGCAGCACAGGAGCAGGCGGTAAGTCCTGTTAAATAGTAGTATGGCATTATACAAAGGCTACAGCAGCGTAAACAGAGATTTTGGACCATTTGCAATAACTGATAATGATCTTATCATACAGGATTTGCTTAATCACTTAAACATACGCAAAGGTGAAAAGCTACATAACCCAAACTTTGGTAGTATTATATGGGCACGATTATTTGATCCACTTACACCAGCATTAAAGAATGAAATTAAAGCAGATTTAGATAGAATTATTTCTTATGACCCACGCTTTACGGTTGTAAGTGATACTGTGGTTCAAGAAAGTCCAGATGGTCATGGATTAGTGTTGAGTTTCAGCTTACAATTCAGTGGTGGAAACAAAATTGTAGATTTAAGTCTATTGTTTGACAAGAACACCAATAAACTATACGTATTATAATAGTAGCATATTATTCTTAAAATAAATAATAAGAGGTTCTTAAATGGCTACTAATACACGTCAAACTAATATATTTGCTGCTGAAGATTGGAAAAAAGTTTATACTACATTTTCCAATGCGGATTTCCAAAGTTATGACTTTGAAACACTGCGCAAAGTATTAGTTGATTATATAAAAACCTACTATGCAGAAGATTTTAATGATTTTATTGAAAGCAGTGAATATGTAGCACTACTTGACCTTATTGCATTTATGGGACAAAGTGTAGCTTTTCGTACAGACCTTAATGCTCGTGAAAATTTTCTTGAAACAGCAGAACGCCGTGATAGCGTCCTTAAACTAGCAAAGCAACTCAACTATGTTCCAAACCGCAATCGTGCAGCTAATGGATTATTGAAAATTAAGTCTGTTAATACAACTGAAAACATTTTTGATGTCAATGGTATTAACTTAAGTCGTGTAACAGTTAACTGGAATGATGCCAACAATGCTGCTTGGGTAAGTCAGTTCACACAAGTTCTTAATGCTGCTATTACCAAATCTACAAAGATTGGTAAGCCATATGCAAGCAAGACTATTAATAACATTCGCACTGAACAATATAACATTGCAGTGCCGAATACTATTTTACCGATCTTTGCTTTTAGCAGCACTATTAATGATGTTGCTACTAACTTTGAAATTGTAAGTGCAAATATTCTGAATACAGATACAATAAGTGAATATGAACCAGGTGCTCGTGGTCAATTTGGTATGATTTACCAAAATGATAGCCGTGGTAATGCTTCTTCAAACACAGGATACTTCTTATATTTTAAACAAGGTAGTTTAAATTCAACAGATTTCTTGATCACAGAAAAGATTGCTAACCGTATTATTGATATTAATGTTGCTAACATTAATAACAGTGATATCTGGATGTATGAAATTACAAACGGAACTATTGGCACTAACTGGACACAAGTTCCATCTACAAGTAGCAGCAGTGCAATTTATAACTCTACTGCACGTGGTATTCGCACACTGTATAGTGTTAATACACGTATCAATGATCAGATTTCACTTGTATTTGGTGATGGTAGTTTTGCTGATATTCCTATTGGTAACTATCGTGCTTATTATCGTGTATCTAATGGCTTAACTTATCGCATTACACCAAATGATTTAAGCAACGTAACAGTTGCTGTGCCTTATATAAGTGGCAGTGGTAAGCCAGAAACACTTACAATCACTGCCAGCTTACAATATACTGTAAGCAATAGTTCACGTCGTGATTTAACAAGCGAAATTAAAGTCAAAGCACCGCAGGCATATTACAGTCAAAACCGTATGGTAAATGGCGAAGATTATAATACTTTTCCATATACAAGTTATAGTGATATTGTTAAAGTAAAATCTGTGAATCGTTTTGCCAGTGGCGTGAGTCGTGGTTTAGATATCACTGACCCAACTGGCAAATATACTTCTACTGATTTATATGCACGTGATGGTGCGCTGTATAAGAACCAATATAACCAATTATTAACATTTACATATAATAGTCGCAATGATATTATTAATGTAATTAACTCACAAATCTTGCCAATTGTTCAAGATTTTCCAATGCGTCATTTCTATTTTGAAAACTATACACCAATCGATTTTGCTACACTGCAACCAACTACTTGGAGCCGCAGCACAGATGATACAACAAGTTCAACAGGTTTCTTTCTTGATCCTGCTGATAGTACACATACACCGCAGCAGATTGGCAATAGTACAACAACATATCGCAAATTCTTGCAGGTTGGTAGCTTGATTAAGTTCAGTGCGCCTGCTGGTTATTATTTTGATGCAACTAATACTCTTGTATTGGGCAATCCTACATTAAGCAGTGACCGCACCTATGTATGGGCAAGTATTCAAAGCATTACTGGTAGTGGTGCTACAACTGTATTGGTAGCTGGTCGTAATATTGGTGCTGTAACAATAAGTGAAAGTATTCCAAGCGGTGCTATTATAAGTTCAGTTTATGTGCCATTTACAACTAACTTCCAGTATACTACAATTAACACAATGGTCAACTATGTTTTAAACAAAACAGAGTTTGCGCTTATCTATGATTATACTAAAACAAGTGGCGTTAATGATCCATGGACTATTATTCCTATTGCAAACGTAAATCAAACTGGTGATTTTAATTTAAGCAGTCAATACAGCACAAGCGATAGTAGTTGGTTATTTTTGTTTACAACAGATACATTAAAGTATACTGTAAAGTATCGTCAGCTTGATTTTGTGTTTGGTAGTCAAAGTCAAGTAGCATTTATCAATACTAATCCGCAGATTGTATATGATGCTGCGACCAATACACGTGTGCGTGATAACATTCGCCTTACAAAAGTTAATAGTGGATTAACTAAAGATGTAAACATGAATGTTTACAAGAATTTTACAACAAGCGATGGTTACAGTGATACAAGTCGTGTGTATGTAACTTATCCAATCAGTAATACAAATCAGTTACCAACTGACCCAAGTATTTTCAGTGAAGCAACTGCTGCTGCTCCTATATTGCTTTTTTATCAACGTTATAATGATTCTCAAAATCTTGTGCGTTATAAGTTGCTATCTACTGGAACGGTGATTGCTATATTCAATACATACAGCGATATTAACTTTGTACGCAACAATTATCCAGTTGGCACAGTATTTTATGCACTTACTGATAAATTATTTTACAGAATTGATATTACTAATACTGTAACATATCTTACTGATGTAAGCAGCAGTTATCTTGCTTATTATGGTCGCCAAGATATGGTATTTGAATATCAACATAATGCTGAAAACACTCGTCGTCTTGATCCTGCAGCTACAAACCTTATTGACTCTTATATTCTCACACGCAGCTATGACGAAGGCTATCGTAACTATGTTTATGATAACACTGGCACTGTTGCAAAACCTGCTGATCTAGATACAGTTCAACTTAACAACAGTTATAGTGGTTTGTTTAACTATAAGATGATAAGTGATGAAATGATTCTTAATGCTGGTGTTTACAAATTACTGTTTGGCAATAAAGCAGACGTTCAATTACGTGCTAACTTTCAAGTAATTAAGAACAGCAATACTACATTAAGTGATACAGAAATCAAGACACGTGTGATAGATGAGATAAACCAATATTTTGCACTAGATAACTGGGATTTTGGTGATACTTTCTATTTCAGTGAATTAGCTGGCTATCTTCACAGTAAGTTAAGTAACTATATCAGTAGCATTGTGCTAGTTCCTAATGATGCAACAAGTTATTTTGGTAGTCTTTTTGAAATTCGTTGTCAACCAAATGAAATTTTCTTAAGTGCTGCAACTGTTGATAATGTAGAAATAGTTCAAAGCGTATTAAGTGGCATTAATAGTGCTGGCGTAAATCTGTATCAGGGATATTAATAAATGGCAAAACGTAAAAGTGAAAACTTTTTACCACAAACTTTTAGAACTTTAAGCAATCGCAGATTCTTAAATGCCACTATAGACCCTCTTATTCAAGAACCAAGTCTTAAAAAGATGTATGGTTACATTGGACAACAGGATCAAAGTCCTGTGTTTGAAAAAGGTGATTACTATATAAATGAAAATGATAGTTACAGTCAGTTCTATCAACTTGAACCAGGCGTTGTAATTAAAAAACGTCAGTATGGCACTAACACCTACAAAGTTAATAATGTTTATAACTATGTTGATTTGCTTAATCAAATAAGTGCTGATGGTGGTCTTAACAATAATCATGATAGATTGTTTTCAAACCGTTATTACAGTTATAATGGTTTTATTGACCTTGATAAACTAACGAACTATCGTCAATATTATTGGGTGCCAGGTGGTCCACTCACAGTTGATGTTACTGCAGAGAATACGCCTACACAAAAAGATTTTTATATTCATCGTAACAGTTATGTTGCTAACAATGAAACTGAACTACAAAGTGCTGCATTAGGTGCAACAGGTTATAGCGTAGACGGTTATACCAATGTTATCAATCCTACGCTTACACTTGTTCGTGGTGGCAGTTATAATTTTTATGTTAATCAAGATACTGATTTTTGGATTCAAACTGAAATTGGAACCAGTGGTGAAAGTTCTGTTCAAAATAATATAAGCACACGTGATGTATTGGGTGTAAGCGATAATGGTGCAAAGAGTGGAAAAATTACTTTTACAGTTCCATTAAGCACTGCACAGGATTATCTTATTAACTATACAACGCTTAATCAAACTGTTGATTTGGTTGTTGATTATATTACATATGAACAATTACAGGGACAAAATTATGATTCATTTATTTTGTCTCATAGTTTAGATGGCGTTCGTGCATTTGATGGCAAATATATTGTGCTTACAAGCACTACTGGTTGGAGTGATGTTGATTCTACTCAATGGGGTGGCGTATGGCGTATAAATGTTGGCAATGATGCAACAAAGCCTGATTATCGCCTTATGAGTCTAACTTATGTTGCTGATTGGCCAGTGTTAAACAAAGTATTTGTTACTCAAGGTGATTTTTATGGTCACGTATATGCTTATAAAGATATCTTTAATATAGTTCAAAAATTTCCAACATTAAGTGCTGCTCAAAACGTGCTTTACTATGTTGATGCTACAAATCCACTTGTTTATGGAACTATTCAGCTTGTTGATCCACAACCAAATAGTTTATTAAATGTAAATGATATTCTTGGTCGTAAAAATTATACAAGTCCTAATGGTGTGCAATTTACAAGCGGTCTTAAAGTAAAGTTTACTGGTGTTGTTGTTCCACAAGAATATCAGGGTAACGAATATATTGTTGAGGGTGTTGGTAACAGTATTAAACTTATCAAGTATAGTGACCTTGTTACGCCAGAAACTATCAATACTAACCTTGGTAGTTCATTTGGTAATAGTCGTGGTTATGATGCTGATGGCACAGGATTTGATGGCACCACAAATAGTCCAGAGCAAAAAGATTATATTACAATTAATCGTGCAAGCATAGATGGCAATAGTTGGAGTCGCAATAACCGTTGGTTCCACCGTGATGTATTACAAGCAGCAGCAAATTATAATAATGTAAGTTATAGTTTTGATAGTAATCAACAAGCAAAACGTCCTATTGTTGAGTTCTTACCAAACTTAAAACTATACAATTATGGAACAAATTATGTTGATAATGTAACTTGTATTGATAGTATCACTACAAGTGCTTTTTCTCAAGTAGAAGGATTTAATAGTTATGCGGTTAAAACCAATGGTGTATATAACAGTGATGGTATACAGCTATTAAATGGTTTGACTGTAATTTTTACAAAAGAAAGCGATCCCGTAAAGCGTGCTACGCTATACCGTGTGCAAAATAATAAAACTCGTGTAAGCGCAACATATAATAAAACCACATATGCTTTCAGCAATAATAATTCAAACATTCTTAACATTAATGATATTGCAAATTTAGCAGTAGGTCAGCATGTTACTGGACTAGGTATTCCAAACTATACTACAATCATAAGCATTGATGCAACACTTGATCGTGTTTACTTAAGCAATAAATTAACACAAGATGTTCCTGCAGGCACTACAATTACATTTGATAACAGCTATGATCAAATACATCTTGTTCCTATCAAAACATTTACGAATGGTGATAGTGTAGTTGCAATGGAAGGTGTTACTAACCAAGGTAACATGTTTTACTTTGTAGATGGTGTATGGAAGATTGCCCAAATACGTAATAGTCGCCCACAATTTCCGCTGTTTGATATTATTGATAAAAATGGCTATAGTTTAAGCGATCAAACAGTTTATGCAAGTAGTGATTTTAGTGGTAGTGAACTTTTTGGTTATGCTGTTGGAACTGGTAAACGTGATAGTGAACTAGGTTTTCCACTTGTTTACAAGAGCATTGGCAATCTTGGTGATATTGTTTTCAAAAACTATTATCAAACCGATACATTTCAGTATAGTTTAAATCAAGTTGACCAAAAAGAAAGTATCAATCAGGGATTTGCTGCACTTATTATTGGCTGGAACAATTATACTCTTGCTAATGGCTGGTCACGTGTAAGTGACAAGAGCAAGCAATATATTACAAAAGTTTATACTGCAAGTGCGGTACAACTTAATAATTTTGATCTTAAAATTGTTTACAATAACAGCTATTATGAAAACAACATATTTGTTTATGTTAATGGTAAGCTGCAATCAAATACAACTTATACACTCAAAACAAGCAGTATTACGAGTGTGGTTGTTTTTAACCAAGATTTGAATGTAGATGATCGTGTCTTTATAAAAATTTATGGCACAAGTGCTGCATATAAAGAAACATATACTATGCCACGTAATCTTACTAACAATAGTGAGAATACAGAATTTACAACTATTACGCTTGGGCAAGTTCGTAATCACCTTATTGAAATTGGAAATAATTTATTAGACCTTGTTGGTGAACCTGCTGGCGCAAATAACTTCCGAGATTTGAACTATAACTATGTTGGTGGTAAACTTCTACAACATAGTGCAAGTATGCGACCAGCTTCACTGCTATTTGCTGACCATGATGTAGACCCACTGCAGTTTATTCGTTATGCTAGTGATAGCTATAACATCTTCAAAAATCAATTGCTTAATTATATAAGTAGCACCGAATTTCCAAATCCAACAAACTATCGTGAAAGTTTAGATTTGGTTCTACAAGAGTTCAGTAAAGTAGCAAATATTGGCCAGCCATTCTATTATACTGATATGATTGGTTTTGGAACCAATTATATAAAAAATAGCTATACAGTTGCAAATACAACATATCGTCGTTATAATCTTACTCAAGATTTTGCAGATGATACAAAAGGCTATCGTTCACTGCTAGTTTATCTTAACAGTGTGCTACTTTTAAAGAATATTGATTATACCATTGGTAATCGCACAATTACTATAAGTGATAGTGTTACAATTGCTCGTAACGACAAGATTGAAGTATATGAGTATAACAGCACTCGTGGTTGTAACATTCCGTCAACCCCAACTAAACTTGGTATGTATCCGAAGTTTAAACCTGAAATACTTACAGACAATACCTATGTTACGCCAACGCTTGGCATAATTGGTCATGATGGCAGCTTTACAAAAGGTTTTAATGATTATCGTGATAATATTCTACTTGAGTTTGAAAAACGTGTTTATAATAATATCACTACAACATATAGTGAAAACAGCGATGTTGATTTAAGTAGCGTTGTGCCAGGTGCTTTTCGTGTTACTAACTATACAATTGATGAGTGGACACAATTACTTGCACCATCATACTTACGTTGGGCACATACCAATAATGTTGATATCTTTACAAATTCAACTGTTACAGGTGATCCATTTACTTTTAACTATGCAACAGGCATAGACAAATTATTTGGTAAGCCAGTACCTGGTTACTGGCGTGGTATCTACAAGTATTTTTATGATACCGATCATCCTCACACAAAACCATGGGAAATGTTAGGTTTTACCTTACGTCCAACATGGTGGACAAATCGCTATGGACCAGCACCTTATACAAGTGAAAACGGCGTTCTGTGGAGCGATCTTGAAGCAGGTTATGTTTATAATGGTAATCCAAATGATGCTTACTATAATAGTCGTTATGCAAGACCAGGTCTTACAAGCATTATTCCTGTTGATGAACATGGTAATTTATTGAATCCAAACTTTTCGGTATTGCGTAACTATGATGCAAACTATGCTGCACAAAACTGGGTAGTAGGTGACCAAAGTCCTGCTGAAACTGCATGGCGTCGAAGTGTAGATTATCCTTTTGCTGTTATGATGGCATGGTGTCTTGCAAAACCAGCAGAGTGGACTGCGCTTAAGTATAACACTCGTGACCTAACTTATAATACATTATTAAATCAGTTCATTAATAAAAAGCATAATAATCGTCAGTTTGATTTCAGTGCAACTGGTGATAGTGACTTTATACCTGGTTACAATGTATGGTTACGTGATTATCTTACAAATAACAATCTTGATATTATAGAGAACTGGATCAATGTAGCAGAAAACAGCACATTCAATCTTGTTTATAAGATGGGTTCTTTTACTGACAAGAGTTATCTTACTATTGTTGCTGACCAAGTAAGTCCACAAAGCACTAACAGCAGTGTTATTATTCCACAAGAAAACTACACTGTTAAAGTAACCAAGAGTGCGCCTGTTGCTCGTGCTGTTTATAGCGCAGTAATTGTGCAGAAAGTTGTAAATGGTTATCAAGTTCGTGGATTTGATCGTGAACGCCCTTACTTCTTGACTATTCCAAGTCGTGTGAGCAATAACAATTATACTATAAGTGTGGGCAATGAACGTGCTATCATTTATACAGATAGCAGCGATAACATTTATAGCTATCCTTATGGCAGTATTTTTAATACAAAGCAACAAGTAGTAGATTTTCTTGTAAGTTATGGTCGTTATCTACAATCACAGGGTTTTGTATTTGAAGAATTTTTAGGCGATAAGACTACTAAAAGCGACTGGGTTCTAGCAGCTAAAGAATTTTTATTCTGGAATCAACAGCAATGGGGCGATGATACTATTATCTCTCTTACACCTGCTGGCACAAATATCAGATTTGAAAGCACCTTTGGTGTTGTTGATACTCTATCAAACACAAACAATTATACTAAAGTTATTAACAGTGATAATGTTACACTTACTGGCAGCGATTATCGTGTATATCGCAGAGATAATTTGTTCCAACTTGAACTCAAGAACGCACAAAAAGGTGTGCATCTTATAGACCTTGCAATCATTCAGTATGAACATACACTTATACTTGATAACAATACTGTGTTCAATGATATTCTTTATGATGAGCAAGTTGGCAGTCGTCAATTCCGATTACGTCTTGATGGCGCAAAAACAAATGATTGGAATGGCAGTCTTTATGCGCCTGGTTTCTTTGTAAACGTAAGTGAAATTCCACAGTGGGTTGCTTATACTGATTATTATAAAGGCGATATTATTCTATTCAAGAATCAGTATTATGCTGCACAAAATTTTATACCAGGTACTGCACAATTTAAAAGCAGTAACTGGTATCTTATTAACGGTGATTTATTAAGTAAAAATCTTATTCCAAATATGGCAAGTGGTGCCGCACAATTTATTAATTTCCATGATCCTGATACTACTGATCTTAACAGTGCTGCTGATTTGTTGAGTAAGAGTGAAACAGGATTTAGTCCACGACAGTACTTCACTGATTTAGGTTTAGATAACACTAGTCAATATAAGTTCTATCTTGGTATGGTAAGTCAAAAAGGAACACAAGCTGTTCTTAATGCTTATCTTCGCAACAAACAAAAACGTATTGACAGTGATATTAAGTTAGTTGAACAGTGGGCAATTAAACTTGATAGTTACGGTGGTACTAATAAGAACGACAAACTAGAATTTAATATTGGTAATGCTATCACAATCAATAACCAATATTTGTTTGAACTTATTAATCAAACTGATCAACGTATTGCACACACCAACACAATTAAACCAAGCGATTTGCTGTATAAGCCACGCACATATACACCAGATATCTTTGCAAAGACACAAAACAATAAAGAAGTTATACCAACTGCTGGTCCAGTAAGTCCAAATGATGTTGATGCAACTGTTTATGATATCAATAAGATTTATAATATAAGCGCACTTAACACAATATTAAGTGAAGGCAGTAAAGTATGGGTTGCAGCAGATAGTGCTAACCAATGGGGAGTATATCGTTTAAGTCAACCTGGCCAAGTATTTGTAACTTATATTAATCAATTAAGTCCAACTGAACTGCAGTTTACTACAAATCTGCCACATAATTTGGTTGCATATGATTATATTATGCTTAAAAATGGTCGTATTTCTGCGCCAACAACTGGTGGCAGTGTTACTGATATGAGCGGTTTTTATCGTGTGCGAAGTGTTACGAATACAACATTTAATGTAAAGATTGCTGATAACACAACTATAGGCACTGGTGCACTTAACGCAATACTTTACAAACTAGTAGATGTACGTTATACAACAGCAAATGATTTTAGTAACTTTGTGCCTGTTCGTGGTTGGAATACCAATGAAATTGTTTATATTGATAACGGTCCTAATGGTTATAATGTACTTCAAAACAGCAATAGCTGGATTTACACACAAACCAAGAGTCCAGTATTTACTGGACCAACCGATAATTTTGGTAGCAGCGTAAGAATTAATTCAACACAAGGTTTTACTGTAGTTGGTAGTAGCAATAAAAATGGCACTGGCAGTGCTTTTGTGTATGGCAAGCGTGAAGATAATTCATTCCAAGAAATTGGTATTCTAGCACCAGACAGTCGTGTCACAACCTTTGGCGCAAATGTTGATATAAATGACAGTAATTTTGCAATCGTAAGTGCTCCGAGTGCATTTAAAGGTATTGTTTATGCGGCTAACGTGAACAGCCAACAAGTGAAGTTAACTCAAGCAATTCACTATGATAACCTTTATGCTATAAGTGCTGGCTTCAGCCAAACTAATAATAGCATCTTGCTTACAACTGTTTATAGTTTTGATAGCACTGCAAATATTGCTGCTCAAGCAAGTTATAGTGTAGCTAACTTCAAAGTTGGTATGGGTGTTGGTGGTTTAGGTGTAAATGCTGGTACAGTTATTACAAGTGTTACTACTAAAGCTGCGACCAATGATATTGTTCTTTCTGCATCAAATGGCAATTCAAGCATTTATAGTATTACAAATGGCACAAGTGCTACAATTCTACAAGCTAATAGCAGTATCTATACTACACTTTATGCAAACGTTACGAGTGCAAATGCAAATGTCTATATTGGCAATACAGGACAAAGCATTGCAGGTATAATGGCAAACACTATGCCTGTTATTGGCAGCGGTATTCCAAACGGAACTTATATTGCTAATATAAGCAACATCACTGGCTATAAGGTTTTAACTTTAAGCACCAACGTAACAGTTCCAAGTGGAAGTTTACTTACATTTGTAAGCACAAATGCTGGCGTTGTTCAAAGCGGTGTAACAAGTGTAGCAACAAGTTCTAATAACCATTTTATTGTAAGTGGTGCTACTAGTCTATATGGTGTTGCTAACGGTCAACCTGTTATAAGTTCAAGTCTTGCAAATGGCACTGTTATAAGTAATTTGTTCATCGGACCTGCTTATAATGTTCTTGGCGTAAGCAGTAATGTTAACATTGGCGCATCTACAAAAATTGGCATCTATCCAAATGTGCAGCCTAACAGTAACTTTGGTTATAGTATAAGCACAAGTGGTGATGGTAAATGGTTGTATGTTGGTGAGCCAACAACAAACAGTGTTTATGTTTACAAATATACCTATGTTAATGCAAATAGCAGTTTGCGTCAAGGCGATGGTTCACAAACCAGTTTCAGTTATCCTTCTGGATCAACTGGCAGTGCACTTGATATTAAAGTATATGTAAACGGCATTCTTAAAATTCCAAATTTTGATTATATCAAAACACCTGGTCAAGATATTATTACATTTGATGTAGCACCAAGTGCAAGCGATATTATTAATCTTGTATATGAAGATCACTATGCAGAAGTTAATCGCATTGTTACTGATGATCCAGATGCAAGTGGATTTGGCACAAGCGTAAGCACAAACTATGATGGTAGCACTGTTGTAATTGGTGCTGCTAACAGCAGTGTTAATAGTGTAACAACACTGGCTAACAGCGGTAAAACTTATATCTATGACCGCACTGCTGAAATTTTTGTTGCAAATGGTAGTGTTCAAACATTCCAATTAAGCAATGCATTAAGTAGTCTTACTACAATCACAACCCCAAATCTTATTACACATCCAAGTGTAACTGTAGATGCTGTAGAAACACTTGCTGTGTTTAATGTAAACACTAATCAAGTTACCTTTGCATCACCTCCTACAAATGGTAGCATTGTAAGAGTAGAAACAAATCAGTTTGTTAATACTGTAATTTCTTATACTGATGTAGGACAAGAAAACAGTAATTATGGTTCTGCTGTAAAGATGGATCGAAATGGATCAGTTGTATTCAGTGGTGCGCCTGGTTATGCTACAAGCAGCACACAAAACGGTGCTGTGTTCCGTTTAATTAATATTCCAAAAATGTATGGTAATGTTGTTGGTAGTAAAACTGGATGGACAGTTGCTGCAAACAGCACAATAAGAATTAATGATTATCTTGTAACATTTGGTCAAACATTTAGACCACCTTATGCTCCAATTTATTATAGAAGCAATGTTGACCAAGTTATAACAACAATAAACAATGCGAAGATACCATATGTTACTGCTGGCAAAACACCAAACGGTGCTATCTATATTAGTAGCAGTGATACTACTGCAATGCCAATGCTTAAACTTCGTAATGAAGGCAGTGATATACTTGGCACATTTGGTATCACACAATGGCAGCTTGTGCAAAAACTTACTAACCCGATTGCTCAAGACACCGCACGTTTTGGTGAAATACTTGCTTTAAGTCCAGATGCTAACAGTATGGTTGTTGGAAGCACACTATCAAATACAAAAACTACCGTTACGTTTGATAGTAAGACTACTACATTTGATCGTTATGGAACACGCTTCCGTGATACTGTATATCGCAGTGGTGCTGCTCATCTTTATGAATACCAAACCCTTGCCAATGAAAACTATAATAACTATGGCAGTTTTGCTTATGCGAGTCTTGTTCAAGATCAATTTGCAAATAGCTACGACCGCTATGCAAGTGGTGTTGACATCAGCGATAACTTTTTAATGGTAGGAGCACCGCACGCACATCTATTAGGTAATCCAGTAGGTGCAATGTATATCTATTATAATCATAATGCTGCACCTGTATGGCAAACTATTCGCAGCGGCGGCGTTGATTATGATAGTCGTAATATTGACCGTGTTTATCTGTATAATAGCACGACTGCAAGATTAATTACTGAATTACCAGTTCTTGACCTTCCATATGGTTATCTACCAAATAGTAGCGAAAGTTATATTGATTATACCGTAAACTATGATCCTGCTGTTTATAATCAAGTGCCAACAACTATAAGTTTTAGTTTTGATCGCAAAAATGCATGGGGCAGTGAACAAGTTGGTAAACTATGGTGGGATATCAATAGTATAAAATATTATGATAACACACAAGGTAATAATGTTAACCGCTTTAACTATTGGGGTCTTGCCTTTCCATCAAGCACCATTAACATTTATGAATGGATTGAAAGTGATGTTCAACCAAAGAATTATGTGGGAAGCAGCCCCAGCAATACGCCACTTTATACAATCAATGATGTTTATAGTTCACAAATTACAATCGATGAAAAAACTGGACAAGCTGTAACCAAATATTATTTCTGGGTAAAAAATAGTATTCTTGCAAATGCAAATCGACCAAGTGCACGTGAAATACAAGCAGCACTTATAAGTCCACGTAATAACAATGAACCATTTGCGGCAGTAATTAATAAAAATGCAATTGGTATCTTTAATGCACAAAATCTAGTAAGTGTTGATACAAATCTTGCTATTGAATACAAAAACACACTTGAACCACAACTTATTCATAGCGAATGGACTATGTTTGATGATGGTAGTGATTTAGGTGTTGCAGTTGAGTTCTTAAACAAGTTAAACGATAGTTTAACAGGTCAAGATGTAAGCGGTCGTATTGTACCAGACTTTAATCTTCCAATCGGTCAAAAGTATGGTATGAGCGTTGATCTGCGTCAAAGCCTCTTTAAAGACAACTATTATGCTCGTATGTTGTACATTGAAAAAATCAACCAAATTTGTATCAAATATCCAATGGTATTAACTCGCAGTGATGCTATTAATCAGTTAAACAATATTGATCCAATACCTAATTCAACCGAATATACACTTACTGTTAACAACTTAACTGAACTTGGTTATATTAACACCGCTGCTTATCCTATTGGAACACAAGTCCTTGTTCTGCAAGATAGCAACAGTTATAATAATGGTTGGAGTTTGTTTAAACTAGTGTTTAACACAGTAAGTTATGTAAGACGTTGGGAATATGTTCGTGTGCAAACTTACAATGTAAATGATTATTGGACTTATGCTGATTGGTATAGCACAAAATATAATTCGCAAGCACCAGTAAACCATACAGTCACAACTGAAAATGACATTGCTAATTTAACATTGAATGTTAATGATTTGATTTATGTTACAAATAGTAATAGTGGTGGATGGAAACTAGTTCTTGTAAACACAAATGATCTTGAATTGGTTGCACAACAAAATGCAACTATACAATTTACTTCGAACCTTTATAATCTTGCTGCAGCCTCACAAGGATTCCAAACAAGTAGTTACCAAAGTGTAGGATTTGATACAGATAGCAGTCTTGAATTTAGTGCTATATTTGCTGTTATTCGTGATTATCTTCTTATCAATGAATATCGCAGTGAATATAAAGAAGCTATTGCGCTGCTTATTGATATAGTTGCAAGTCAACACCAACAAACAGATTGGCAGATGAAAACAAGTCTTGTTGACCTATATCATCGTGTTCGTGGTTTGGATCAGTTGCCTGTTTATCTACCACAACCAGAAAATACAGTAACCGATTTCTTTAATGAAGCTAAACCATATCATACAAAACTTAAACAGTATGTTGCAATATATGATAACGGCAATAATATTGATACAGCATATGCAAGCATCACTGACTTTGATTTACAACCATATAAAAATAGTTTGACTGGTCAATATCGCAGTCCACAGCTTGGTAACAGTCTAGATACTGATGCACTTACTTACACAGCAGTATATCAACCATGGGTTAATAATCACAAATATAGCATTGACCTTGTAACTATGGTTAATGGTGGTGCTGGTTATGATGGTTCAACGACTGCAGTTGTAACTGGTGATGGTAGTGGCGCTGTTGTAAAACCCTATATTCTTAATGGTAGCGTTTATACAATAGAAGTTATTAAACCTGGACAAAATTATACATATGCTAATATTGAAATTTATGGTATTGGTGTTGGTGCAAAAGCTGAAGCAGTGATAGGCACTAGCCTTTCAAGAAACATGAATGCCATTATAAAGTTTGATCGTAATCAATATTTTAATAATGTAAAAGATTGGTCAGCAAATACAAATTATTCTGTCAACGATGTTGTTGTTCACCAAGAACTTCCGTATAGATGCATTATAGCACATACAAGTGGTGCAACATTTGATGCTACAAAATTCTTGGTATTGATTGTTAAAGTCTGGTATCCTAAAACAACTTATAACTTAAATGACATTGTTGTTTATAATAATAGTAGTTATGTTGTAACTACTGCTTTCACAAGTGGTCTAACATTTACCACTACAAACTTGTCTGTTTATAGCGGTCTATGGTTAGATAATGCTTGTGACCGTGTATGGGCTTACTATTCACCATTGAGTGGTATGGCTGGTCGTGACCTTGCACAAGTTATGACAGGAATTTATTATCCAGGCAACCAAGTAATTGGACCAGGATTTAATCAAGTTCCAGGCTATGATGTAAACTATTATGATTATATTCCATATGATTATTCAACCAAAGACATTGAAAATGTTTATGACATCTATGGTGTTCAAAGTGAAGATACTATCATTCGTAGTTTGTTTACTGATACAGGTTTGGGTCTGCGTCCACAAGATATTGATATAGTTGGTGGTGGATTTATTGACACTTATAGCAGTCATGCACCAGAAGAGTTAGTGCCTGGTCAACTTGTTGATACGTTGGATATCAAGGTTAATACATTGCCTGATCGCAATGGTGGACCAGATATTATGATCTTTACAAGTAACTATGTTGGTAGCAATACCTTTAGTTACGATCCAGCAATAACTGGTGTGCCATTACCACAGGGTGGTATTGAAAAGTTTTACGTGATTGACCGCAATCTTGGTCCAATTGCTGAAACGTATCATTATACTGTTAACTATCAAGCAAAAACAATTACAACACTTTATACACCAGCAACTGGCACATTCTTTTATGTGATTATGTTTGGTAGCAATGGTGTAACACCAGTTGATGATCTTGATTATTATGCAGATGGTGTTCAAACTGATTTTGATATTCCAGATTTTGTTACAACACCAATTCAACAAGCATATGTAAAGATTAATGGACAATTGGTAACTAACTGGAGTTTGGTAAACAAACTTGAAAACGGCAGAACATTACTTGCTGTAAGATTTAATACTGCACCGAGCGCAAATGATTATGTTCAAATTCATCTTTATAACGTAGCACTTGGAACTACAGCATATAGCGAATGGTATGAGCAAACATTTATCATTCCAAGTGCAACTTATCCAGTAAACTATAACTTTACATTGAACCGTGCAGAATTTTATGTTGAACCTGTAAGCTCATTCCCAATTGTTCGACTAAATGGCAGTGATTTGTTACCACCACAACAAAGCTATTATTTTGGCGATGGTGTTACTACTAATTTCAGCATGACTAATAGTTGGGTTGAAACAATTGCAAATATTGTTGACCCTGAAATTATAGTTGTAGTTGATAATGTTACACAGGTTAATGGTCAAGATTATACGGTATATCATGATCCATCAAATACAGCTACACCAGTTATACAATTTACAGTTGCACCATCAAGTGGTGCAAGAATTGTTATAAGTGACAGTAGTCAGTGTGATTTCAAGATTTATGGCAATCAATTATGGATAAGTCCTCAAGTAACTATTACTAATAATAGTAAACTTACTGTGTTGACACAAGGCAATCACGATCCTAATGAACAATATACCAAATTGTTCAGTGGTAGCACAACTAATACAAGTGTTATTGACAATGGTCTGGATACTACTGGGTTTGATAGCGTTGGATTTGATAACGAGTTAAGCAGTTATATTGGTGCAGTATATTATACTCTACCACGTGCTGTAACAAATATCAATCAAATTTATATTACACATAAAGCACCATTTACAACTGGTGGTTTCCCACTATTGCCATATCGTGATTTCAAACTAGTAACTCCAACTACAATAGTGTTGGATACTGCTCTTAATATAAGTGCCACAAGTGTTATCGCTGTTCGTATATTTGGTGATCCAGTGCGTCAAAGCACTCTTGAATACAGAATTTTCAAAGATATGCGTGAAAATACAAGATTGTATGCTGTAAAGTCAAAAAAACCTATACTTACGCAAAATCTTAATGCAAATGCAAGTTACATTTATGTTGATAATGTAAACTATTTGCAATCACCTGGTAATACTGCCAACGATGCAGGTATTGTTATTATAAATGGTGAACGCATTTCTTATGGTATTTTAGATCGTGTTAATAATCGTTTAGGTAATCTGCGTCGTGGAACCGCTGGCACAGGAACACCAAATGTAATTGTTAAAGGCACAACTGTTTATGATAGCAGCAGCACTTTAGAAATACCTAATAGCCGTGAAACTTATGTTCAAACACCTATTGCAACTTATATAAGCAGTGGGCTGTTTACAACTTATGCTAACAGTTATACAAGCAATAATATTGTTAATAGAACACTTCCACTTGTTCCGATCATGAATAATAGCGCAAATGCCGTTGTTCAGGTAAGTGTTGTTAAAAATTCAACAACTCTTGCTGCTAATAGTGATTATGTAATAAGTGAAAATAGCGTAATTATTAACAGTAATGTGAACTTAGGAACTTTTGCGCTTGCTAATATCACAAGCAGCAATGGCAACATTTATATAAGCAACACATATACAACTGTAAGCAATGCAATGATTGGTCAAGCTATAATTGGTGGTAACTTATACCCATCAACTACTATTACAAATGTAAGCAACAGTGCTCCTTATATTGTAATTGCAATAAGCAGTAATCAGACTGTAAATGCGAATGCAAATTTACAAATTCTTGATAAAATTACTATAAATCAAGGTATATCAAATAAAATGTTGGTTAGTGCAAACAGTTATATAAGACAAGGAACACTTATTCAGAATTTTGGAACTAGCTTACAAGATTCTACAAATCCATATGCAGAGTTTATAAGGTCACAATAATGAAAAAACCAGAGCAAATTAAACCAATAAATACATCTACTGGTATAGATAGCGGAAAACAAAAAATGAATCAACCTAATGAACGTGGTGGCATTGCAGTAAGTGGACATATAAAGATATTTGACCCTCAAAGTGGTGAAATATTTGTAAACAAGCGCAATGCTATACATTATGAAAACTTCAGCTATGCGCTTGCTCAAAGCGTGAGCAATGCACAGCAAGGTTGGATTCATGAAATGGCATTTGGTAATGGTGGAACCTCTGTAGACCCAACTGGTGTTATTACATATCTTCCAACGAATACAACTGGTAGCAATAGCGCACTTTACAATCAAACATATTATAAAGTTGTAGACAATTATAGCATTTATAATAATGATCCAACACGTAATAAGATTGAAATTCGTCACACTGCTGGCACAGTATATAGTGATATCTTTATTACCTGCACCCTTGATTATGGTGAGCCAAATGGTCAACAAGCATTTGATAATACTACAAACTTTAATGATACATTTGTATTTGACGAACTTGGTATTAAGAGTTGGAATGGTAGCACAGTTGATAAAGGTAATCTATTAACTCATGTTATCTTTCACCCTATTCAGAAAAGTTTAAATCGTCTTATACAAATTGACTACACGATTCGTGTTCAAACTCTAACTAACTTAAGTTCGCAGGTATAACGCATGACTTTTTATATTAACTATACAAATGGTGCCAATTTAACTGCAATCAGCGATGGTACAATTAATACTACATCCACAAGTTTAACACTTATTGGTAAAAATTTTCCAACTTATGGTCAATTGCTTAACCAAGACTTGGTAAGTATGTTAGAAAATTGGGCAAATAGCACAAGTCCTAACTATCCACTAGTTGGTCAGTTATGGTATGATAGTGGAAATAGCGTAATTAAATATTATCGTGGTGGTTCATCAAGTAATTATTGGCAAGATGTGGCTAATATTCTTTATAGTAAAAATACTCCAACTAGCCCACAACAAAATGATTTCTGGTGGGATAGCACAAACCAACAGTTAAAATACTATGATAATCGTAACTGGATTACGATTGGTCCACAGACTACTAATGATGGACTTAATCGTGTAAGTGGAACAAATAGTTTTATTGTGCAGATCGGTGGAAATAATGTTTTTACTGTTGATGCTTATGGTCGAGTAAATGCAGCTTATAATCCTGTTGTTCAAGGCTATGGTTTTGCAACAGGAACGCCTTTTACGGGTAGCGGATTATTGAGTCCACAAACAGTTATACCTGCAACAATTTCAATAAACACTGGTAGTTACTATAATGGTAGCACAGGTGTTTTTACTTGCCCTGTTGCTGGCGTCTACCAAGTTACTGGAACTGCAATAAGTTTGGGTTATAATAGTACGCCAGCACCTTATCAAAAACTTGAATGGTGGAAGAATGGTGTGACCACTTATATAAGTTGTCAAGCACAAAATCCAGCAAGTATTACAAGTGAAAGTTTTGATACTCCAATGATTGCTACTGGTTATGTGCAATGTGCTGCTGGTGATACATTACAATTGATTATGGCTGCCGATTCAAATGGACAAATTGACAACAGCAACTCAACGTTGAGTATAAGATTAGTTGCTTAACCAATAAATAATATTGGGTAAACAGCATGTCATATAACATTAAAAACTTTGCAGGAACTGTAACATACACTGTCAACGACAGCACTGCTAATACGAACGCAGTAAGTTTGACACTTTTGGGTAAAAGTTTGCCCAACTATGGAACTTACTTTAACCAGAACTTTGTTTGGTTAACTGAAAATTTCAGTAGTGATAGTGCCAATCCACCACCTTATGCAGTCCAAGGGCAGCTATGGTGGGATAGCACTTTTAAATTTCTTAACGTATACGATGGTTCTAAATGGAATACGGTATATGGAAATTTATCAAGTTTAAGTGTTAATGGTTCTATATTATCAAGTGCACTTAATACAACAACGGCCAATATAACAAATCTTAATGGCACAACTGGTATCTTCAGTGGTAATATAAACGTAAATGGTGGTGATATATTCACTACATCTACATATGGAAATCTGTATAACGCAAATGCTACAACTGTAAACATTGGTGGTGCGGCTACGACTGTAAGCATTGGCGCAATGACTGGCAGAACTACTATCAATAATGATGCCGCTGCGGATAATTTCTATGCAACTGGTGGCGGACAAGTATTTGGTTATCATACTGGCGCAATTGGTGCAAATACACCAAATAGTGTTGTAGCTACAAGTGTAACAACAAGCAGCGGTGGTCAACATATTGGTTACTTAACAGGCGCACTTGGCGCAAATACACCTAATAGCGTGATTGCTACATCTGTAACTACTTCAAGTGGTGGTCAGTTAATCGGTTATCATACTGGTGCAATTGGTGCCAACACTGCTAATAGCGGCGCATTTACAACAATTTCTGCAAGTAGCAATATAAGTGCTTATAGCAGCCTCAACGTAGTCAGTAATGTTGGCGCTGGTAATTTTGTTGCCAATACAGCAACATATAGTCCACAATATTATTGGGCAAATGGCGTTGCTCTTTCAGCAACTATTACTGGTTTATATAGTAACAGTAACGTTGCGGCATATCTTCCAACAAACACCGCCAACATTGGTTCTAGAAATATATTTTTAACAAATGGTAATTTAAGTGCAAATATTGGCAACATTAATACAATGTTTAGCTATAGTTTCGCTAATAATTTTTATGGAACAAGTTTTTATGGAGTTTCAACCACGGCACAATATGCTGACTTGGCAGAAAAATATTTAACGGATACCGAATACGAAATCGGAACTGTGGTGATGGTTGGCGGAAGTGCTGAAGTAACACAGCATAATGGCAGTAGTGTTCGTGCAATTGGTGTAGTATCTGCGCATCCAGCATATAAAATGAATGATGGATTAGAAGGTGGAACTTATATTGCACTTAAAGGACGTGTTCCAGTAAAAGTATTGGGTCCAGTTAAAAAAGGTGATTCACTAGCTGGCACAGCACACGGAATTGCATACTCACAATCAGAAACTATTGCAACAACTTTTGCAATTGCATTAGAAAATTATACCAATACAGATATTGGGTTGATTGAGGCGGTGATACTATAATGCGAAGTATATTTCTTTCTTCACGTGTAAACGGCGGTTCAGTTACTTTTAATAGTAGCACTACATGGACACCACCATTTGGTGTAAGACGTGTTAGTATAACAGGTGTTGGCGGTAATGGTGGTAATGGCGGAAATGGCGGTCAAGGTGGTCAAGGTGGTCAAGGTGGACGTGGTAATAGTGGTAACGCTGGCACAAATGGCGTAGCTGGTAATGGTGGTGCTGGTGGAACTGGTGGACAAGGCGGTGGTTTTGGGCAAGGTGTAAGAACATCCACTGGTTATACTACAACTAATGAAGGCGCAGGTGGCACAGGTGGTGCTGGCGGCAATGGTGCTAATTCTGGTAATGCAGGTCAAAACTATGCTAACGAATGGGGTCGTGCATACGGCGGTAGCGGTGGTAGTGGTATTGGTGGTAATGGCGGTGCTGGTGGTGATAGCAGCACTGACGGAACAAATGGATTTATGACCTTCCACAGCGGTGGTGGAGGCGGCGGAGGCGGCGGAGGCGGCGCAGGAGTCGCTGGCAACGCTGGCACAAGTGGTGCCGCTGGTAATAGTGGTTCTACTGGTAACAGTGGTCTACAAGGTGCAACAGGAAGTAGTGGTGCGTCTGGTAATGCGGGCAATGCAACATCACTTGTTGGTGTAACATCTTTTTTTGGTAATAATGGCGGCACGGGCGGCAGCGGTAGTAGTGGTGGTAATGGCGGTGCTGGCGGTAACGGTGGAACTGGTGGTGCTGCTGGAAACGCAGGAACAGCGGGTAATGCAGGACAAGCTGGCGGCGGTGGTGGTGGAGGAGGCGCAGGCGGTGCCTACAATACACTTGGTCGTGGTAGTGCTGGTAATCCTGGTGCGGCTGGTAATACTAATGGCGCAAGTGCTGGTAATGGTGGTGCTGCTGGCTATGGT